ATGGTGTACCCAAACATGTACCCAAAGGATGAAATTCGTGACAGCTGCCCAAGGGCCACGAAATCGCCGTATATGATCCTGCGCATGTCCGCACCCGTGCCAGCTCCCGGCTGGTTTCCCGACCCCTCAGGCGCCCCTCAGCAGCGCTACTTTGACGGGGTCAGATGGACCGACAATGTCGCGCCTTACGCACCGCCCAGGACTGCTCACGCCCAACCCTCTGCGGTCGCCAGCACAGCCGTGGCGGTATCGGTGGGCGGCGGGATCAATCACACGCTGCACCTCGTACTCACCGTCCTCACGTGCGGGCTCTGGGCGCCGGTCTGGCTGCTCGTCGCTATCTTCGGCGGTCGCGGGGGCGGCAACGCGACAGTCGTCCGTTAGCGTCCCCATCTATCCTCAAATAGGCAATCTTTCTGCAGGTCGCCGACCCAAGATCTGCAAAGTTGACGAAAGTTTCCTGCAAGAGTTCTCAACGCAGGTCATTATGCTTTACGGTGTTCCCCATGCGCCGCGACAACAGCTATCGCAACCACTACAAGACGTACTGGTGCAGGAACCTGCAACGTTGGCCCGAGGTTCAGAAGGCCCAACGACGCGTCTCCCCGGCCACTCGCCGAGCACTGGCGGCGCTCGCAATCGTGGCGATCGCAGTAAGTGGCACAAAGATTGTCAGCGATCACACGATGCCCGGCAGCGGTTTTTCGACCGTCGCGACGGTAGCCGCGGAGCCGACGGGGCCTCCGGGGCCGACCGGGGGAATGACTGACGGCGGGGGCTCTCAATTTCAGCCACCGCAAATGCCCAGCTCAATGCCTGATTACCAGGGCGGCAACAATCAGCCGCCGCTAGATCAGAATTCCGGAATTAGCATATACAACAGCGGCAATCCACAAGCGCCGCAACAGGCTCCGGGCCAGCAGGGCGGGCAGCAGCCTCAGCAGGCCCAACAGCCCGCTCATGGCACGCAGATCCCGGACTATCAGACCAACCCCGGATACACCCAAGGCCCCGGCAAGCCGAACCCGGATTACCAAGCGCCACAACAGCAGTCGCCACAACAGGGGCAACAACCCCAGCAAGGGCAACAGCAGCAGCCTAGTCAGGCCCCCACGCAGACTCAGCAGCCTGAGCAGCCGCAGAACAAACAGGACGACACCACGCAGCAGCTCAATGAGCGTCAACAGCAGTGCCAGGCTGTAGCTCAGTCCTTTGGGAACCCTGCCGACGAGGTAATAAACGAGATCGTAGGTGAAATCCCCGATGCCCTCAGCAGCTTGCTACCCAACGGTGGGTTGCCTCGTCAGGGCGGGCCATCTCGGTCATGGAGCAAAGAGCCCTTCCCTGTGCCGGTTCCAGGAGGTGGCTGCAATGGACAATGCCCACCCCCCGAAGTAAAAGCCCAGTGGGGCGTTATTCGCACGGATTATACGGGCGGGTTTAAGTCGCAGATAAACTCTATCGACGATATGAAACGCATCGCGCGCGATCTAGAAGACGCCCAATCAGAATTTGCGAAGGTGTGTCAGTGGATGGGTCCAACAGCGTTGATCGACAAAGTTCCCTTCCTAGGTAAGGCGGTAATCGTAGGTACCTCTGCAATATGTGGCCAATACAACAGCATGGTGGGTGATATGAAGACGCAAATATCGCGGGCAGCCGAGGATGGTTCCTGCGGCACCATGGATTTCCAATACAACCTATGGTGGAAATTCACCCGTCAGCGGTGTTTGTTCTGAGGCTAGCGAGAGACATATGATGGACAAGAATTCAGTAAATAAGATTCTACGTGTAACCAAGCTGCTTTTGATTGCGGCTGGAGTCATCGGGTTGGTGGCGACGCTTGTGACTGGCCAGTCTATGTCAAAATTAGCGTTGTGCCTCTCAATCGCGGTCGCTATTTGGCTGATAGTTGACACCATTATCAACACCGAAAATAGAAAGCAACGATACTTACGGTTGGCGGTATTAGGCGCGGTCTTGGTAATTGTATTGGCAGTCAGTTTCCTATCTGTCCGGGCGATATTCGCAGGCGGTCAACCTAGCACTATTGATCCCAAGGAGACGAGCCAAACCAAGTTCTCGTCGATTTCCGGGCAATTCCCCTCAGACACCAAGACGATTAACCCTGATTTTCCTGCTGGAACGTGCGTCAATCTTCATGGTTCCCGCACCAACGCCCAAGTCGACAAAGCCGGATGCGGTTCACCGGAGAACAATTTCATCGTTGTGCAGCAGGTCCAGAAACCAAGCGAATGTGTTGGCGACGTAGACCAGAAGTACTACACCAACACAGCCGGTCGCGGCGAGTGGACAGTATGCATGGATTACTACTGGGTTCAAGGTAGTTGTCTAAGCATGAACGGCTTCGAGATCAAGCGCGTTAAATGCGATGACAGCGCGAAGCCTGCGCGGGAGAAGGCTGTGCGACTCGCCCAAAACAGCACAAGCATTGCCGATTGCCCGACTGGTGGCTACGCGCACCCGGTGCGCCGGTTCACGGTCTGCACCGAAACGCAAAGCTGAGCACAGCCACGCACTGACCTCGCTCAGGAGGGTTGGGCGCGGTCGCGCTTGCCCTGGAATTTACGCACGATCAGTTTGTCGATCCCGGCGACCCTGCCCGCCTCTGCCTCGCTGAGCCCGTCCTCAGCGGCGAGCGCGGCCACCGCGCCTGCTGCGACATACGCGGCCTGAGCATCAGCCCGCGTAGCGCGGCGAGCATCCCCAACCGGCGCAAGACGCTCGGCGGCGCTCGCCTTGCGCGCATCCAGGATTTCGCGCGCTGCGCGCTGAGCGTCAGCAGGCGAGCGTCCGACCTCAATTGTCGCGGGCGCTGGCGCGTCGATTAGATACCGAGCAACCGCCTGCAGCGCCGTGCTGAGCGCATGCTCGTCGTCTGGATATAGCGTGCTCAGGCGAGCATGCATTTCATTGAATCGCGGCACCTCATGCGCCGGGATGGTGTGCAGCTTGCCGTCAATCTTCACGCGTTTGCCCTGCATGTCCCGACTCCAATCAGATGAGTTGATCAATCAACCATAATACGGCATAGATTGACGCATCAATGCCGGGTTTCAACTGCTGGGCTATTTTCACCACTTGGGCGTATAGTCCCGCCCAAGTAGCAAACCGAGGGGAACCCGAGGGGGTCGCCGTGTCTGTATTCAATGTGGAACCTGACCCGATGATGCGCGAATCAAACCGCCTACTCGACGGGGTGACGCAGTCGCAGAGCGAGCACAGTCGCCACCACAGCGACCTTGAGGCGCAAGTTCCAGGAATGATCGGGCTATCGCGCGAGGCGCTCGCCGCTGCGCATGTCGAGCTGGCTGACCAGTCACGCATCCTGCATAAGCGGCTTGAGGAACACGGTATGGGGATGCAGGAATTCACCGGCCTGGTTGTCGAAATCGACGAGCAGGGCCGTCAGCAGATCCGCGACGCGGGTCGGGGGCTGCAGTGAGCGAGTGCAACGACATCGAGCATTGGGACGCCGAGGGCCTGAAAAACGTCATCGGCACCATGGACGGCATACACAAATCGCATGTGAAGCTCGGCGACACCCTTGACGGGGTGCAAGCCAACCTTGAGAGCTGGGGTGGGCTCACCGCCGAGGCATGGCACCGCTACCACGGCAAGCTGCGTGTCGACGTCGATGACCAAGGCCGCCAGGCCAAGGCCGTTGCCGACAAGCTCAGGCCCCTCTATGACGAGGTGCTCGGGATCAAGAGCCGGTACCGCTACCTCAAATCGACTATCGAGGGCAACGGGCATTTCGGCGAAGACGGCGAAATGCGGCACTGGAAACTCAACAACGACGGCACCATCAATACGGGTGGTTCGACCAAGAGCGCTGACGAGGCTTTCGCCAAACAGCAGCTTGAGGGCGAGATGAAAGCCTTGCTACACAAAGCCGATGGCGTTGACGCCGAAATCGCCGATGCACTCAAGGCCATCACCACGCCGGGCGGTGCGGTAGCGAACGGACCCCACCCCAGCCAGCCCGCACCCACCGAGCAACCAGATCATGATCCACGGACAAGCGACCCCACCATCGCCGCGGGCGCGCTCACGCCCGGCGACCAACTACCACTAGCGGCCAAGGACGGTAGCGTTGCGAGCCCGACAGAGGCCACCGCGCGCCACGACGGCCCCAAAAGCGGCAGCGACTACCTCAAGCCCAACGCCCACCCGTCACCGCTATTGGCTGGCGTCAGTGCCGACGAGTGGAGAAAGCGGCTGGCAACCTTCAAACCCGGTGACCCACTGCCAGATCCACGCACGCCGACCGGCGACAAGGCAATTGACGCCATCGGCCACGCTGCGAGCCAACAGAATTCAACTTACGCGTGGGGTGGAAATAAGAGCCTCACAGGGCCATCCATCGGCGAAGGTGACAACGGCGGGGGCGCCGACCAATTCAACGACCCCGCGCGCAAGGGGTACGACTGCGGCGGCCTAGTGCGATACAGCCTTTCGGAATCATTCGTGCAGAACTCTCCCCCGAACACGCCACACGACGGCTTTGTGCGCAGCGACGGGGCGAACGCCGGGGCCGGAACCGACCGCCTCGACAAAAGCTCGATACTCAACGCCGTCACAGACGGGGGCGGGAAAATCCCATCAAGTTCGGTCGCTGGCGTGGCCCAGCCCGGCGACGTACTCGTGTTCCAAGACATGGAAAAGCCACACCAGGCATTTGACGGCAAGAACACTCAGCACACAGGTATTTACGTAGGCAACGGATTCATGATCAACGCACCCGAGTCCGGTTCACCCGTGCGGATCGACAGCGCCAAAGATGACGGGCGAAATATCGACGTGCTTAGGATCGGCCCGTGACCAAGCTCCTGCCAGCGCTGCTGGCTGCAGTCGCCCTGACCGCCTGTCACACCCAAACCTCAACGGCCCCAGCAGGAGCAGACCCAACTATGCAGGACACAGACGGAATAATCGCCCGGTTCACCCGCGACATATGGCCTGCCGTCGAGGGATACAGATTTATTGGCGGCCAGGACAGTGACCGGGCTCGGAAGTTCCGGGCCATCACCGACTCGTCGAGTCCTGTCGATCACGACAAGGTAATCAGCCTCGGCAAGGTGACGAATGCGGATGGGATGATCGTCAGTAGCCCGGTGAATCACTTTGGGGCTGCGGGTGATCAGGGCTTGCACCTGGCGTCTGCATCGTTGTCGGATCATAAAGACTCAAGTGCTTCGGTGGTGGCGTGCTACACCTACACGGAGACATTCACCCCAATAGGCGGTGAGGCGCCGGAGACACGGCCTGGCGCATCAGAGGCGACATTCATCTTGCGCAAGACGGACAACTGGTATTTGAGCGACATTATCAACGATCACGCCGTGGCTGACTGCCAGAGCAGCAAGGCGTAGATACGCGAAAACGCCCCCGCTCATCGCGTGAAAGCGATCAACGGGGGCGTAGTCGTGAGAGCTGATGCAGTGGGTCTAGTTGCGGCGGAATAAGATTGAGCAGATGGGCGCCGAGGCCGACCACGACTAGGCGTGTCAGCCACGGCTTGCGCGTGAGGTATCGGTCGACGCCCTCGCTGAGCAGCTCGCCCCGCGGGGCCGCCACCTCATAGGCGACGACACCCGCGGCCAGAGCCACCCAGGCGCGATCAGCTGCGGTCATCTAAACGACTCCCATCCTTGAAACCTCGCCAGCGCGTAGCAGATACGTGACGGCGCCGCGGCGCGATTCGGCGCCGTGGACCTCGCGGTAGTGGTCACTCCCACAGTCGAATGTCGGCGATCCGACAATCGTTTTAGTGCGGTGTGATTCAAGGCAGTGCGTGTGGTGGTGGCCGTGCTGCAAGACATGGGCCGCGCCAGGTGGCTGATTGTGTATGGCTTGCTCGGACCACCATGTGAGCGCCTTTGCCCGTTGCTTGAACTGGTGGCCGTGGATTACGCACACCACCGTGTCGCCGACCGGCACCGTCATGTGCCCTGACCATTTCTCTGGTACGCGCACCTCGACGTGGCCGTACGCGGCGGTGTTCAGCTTCATGGCGTCCGAGACTGCGATGGCTGCCTCGGTTGCCCATCCGTCGCCGGGGTAGGTGTTCCATTGGCGTTGTGCCTCACAGTGATTGCCGTTCACGACGTCGAGGTAGAGCTGATCTGCGCCGCGTAGCTCGTCGATCGCGTAGAGCATGAGGCGGCGCAGGATGCGAACCTGTTCGGTGATGGTCTCCTGTGTCAGCCATGCGTTGCGCCCGCCCTGCGAGACCACGCCCTCGATACAGTCGCCCGGCATGCTGATCTGCACGCCTGCGATACCGAGGTGGGCATAGGAACGCAATTCGCGCTTGGCTGCGTCGACTGACTGCACGAAACGCTCGATGATCTGCTCGGTGCTTCCGTCGCGAGATCGCTTGCCTAGCTGCAGGTCCCCCGCCTGAAAGACATACCAGTGTGGGCCGCCGCTGCCGAACGCGTCGGTGCGCCGGGCGTCGGCGATCAGGGCCTCAAGGTCGCTGGTTGTCTCATCGTCGATCGGTTCGACGCGCAGCTTGTACGACGCTAACCATTTGGTGCGCAGGTCGCCGTAGACGGCCTTGCCGCTGTCGTCAATGCGCGGCTCGCCCGCCTCGTCACGCAGCAGCTCGCGGGCCGCTACCTGCCAATGCTTTTCGTAGTCGATGGCCACCAGGCGGAAGCGGTCAGGGTCACGGCCGACTTGGCGCAGCAGCTCCCGATACTCGGGTGGCTGGCCGGGCTCTTGCTCGACTGTGCCCGTCTCGATAGTGGCTGTGCGCCCGTCGAATACGACTGTCGGCGCGTGATTGCGTTCGCTGGCCGCGGGCGTTTCCAGTAGACGCCGGTTAAGATCCATGATGCAACCTCACATGTTCGGAGAAGCGCGCACGCTGAATGTTCAACGGATTCACCGGGTCTGATGCGCAAACCCGCCATAGGTGCGAAATCTCGCCGCCCTGGGCAATCCAATTGTCGAAATCGACGCGGTTCTTTGCGTCGAGTTGGTCGTACCAGCGGCACACCGAACACCCCGAACGCGAGTAGCGCACCGGGCCCAGGCGCTGCGCCAGATTCACAGGCGCTCACGCACTTCGCTTGGCGGGTTGGGCATCTTCCCGTGTCGGTGTTCGCCCCAGGCGAGCACGTCCCTGATGTAGTCCAGGGCCGAGCGCAACGCCGAGCGGGTATCGTCGTGTGCCAGGCGCTCCCCGGCGAGCTTGCCTTCGGCGACGTCGAGGCGAGACTCAAGATCAGAAACGCGTTTAGCGAGAGTGCCGTACGCGTCGGTGAGCACCTTGAGCACGTCTCCGCGGCGGCCCAACAGCTTGGTCGCCACTGCCCCGAGGGCAGTCGAACCGGCCAGGGCGGCGATCACCTCCCCGGCCTGTAGCGCGCTCACGGTGTGCGTCGATCGTTGGGGCCGACGCTGGTCGGGGTGTTGGTGCTCGCCAGCAGCCCGCCCAGCAGTGCGACAACGATTGTCATCAGTGGGGTTACCTGGTTGTCGGTGAACCATCCGAATCCGACGATCAGTGCCTGCAGCGGGGGCAGAATGCCGTACACCCATCGGCGGAACCCGTCGCGGGTGTTGAAAAACGCCAGTGCCGGTGAGAGCACCGAAAGCACCAGCGCGACGATCAGCTTGGCGTGATCCTCGGCCAGTAGGTTCCAGCTCACCAATGCAGTCACGAGGTACGGGGAGACGATGTGCGCCAGGTTGCGCGCATCCTCCCACGTGCGGACCCCGAGCCGCTCACTTGCAAATACCTTGATAGCGGCCCAAATCCTCAATAGCACGCTCTTAATCATCCTGGGAAAACCCCCAATTCTGTTTTAGTCGTGTGTGTTTGGGGCGCTACGCCGCGCGTGCGATGGCGCGGCGACCCTGCTCGCGCAGGAAAGCAACGCCCCAGTCGTAATAGGTGACGCCCGGCTCGATCTCGCGCAGGTGGTACTCGATGTGTGGCGCCGTGGCGGGCTTGCTGCCAAAGAATGTGATGGCCTTGACGATCGCCATGATTGCGGCCGGGAATCCCGACAGCGGGCCGTTGACGCCGAGCTTGGTCATCAGCCCCACCAGATCCGCGGGATTGGTCGGCGGCGCCAGCAGGCCACCGCCCATGACAAGCTCAAGGGCCTGCTGCAGCAGCGAGTCCTCCCCGATCAGATCGTCGAGGCCGCGCAGCTGCACCAGCCGGTAGATCGCCGTCATGTCCTCACCGACGTCGTCGTTGGGCACGTTGGTGTAGATGTCCCGCGGCTCGGCGAGGTCGGCCCACCACGAGGGGGTGCCCTTGATCCGGCGATTGGAGATCCCGCGCCCGCCAGGGTCACTCGGCCCCGCGTGCGCACCAAGCTCGCGGTCGGGGTTACCGAACGTCAGCCCGGCGACGAGATCACGCTGACGCGCCCGCAAGCGGCCGGTGCGGAACTCGTCGAGGATGCGCGAGACCACCATGCCGCCCTGTGAGTATCCGCAGAGCGCGATCGGCAGGCCAGGCGGGATCTCCTCAAGGACCAGGCGCACACCCTCATTGACACCCTCGTCGACACTTGGCCCCATCGGGAACATGGCGGCGCGGTAGTTGATCGGCTGGAAATACCAGATGTCCTGAACGTCGTGGGCGACGTCGGCCGGGTATCCGGTCCACATGTCAGCGCCGGTGCCCGCCGCGGTCATCAAGACGGGCTTACCCTCGAAACGGTCGCTCATTTGCCGGGCTCCGCGACCAGTGCGCACTTTGCGCCGCTCAGGGCACATACCGACGCCGCGCCGGCATTGGTGGCGGGTGGTTGCTGCACGGGGGCTGGCTTGGCGCTCAGGGCGTCGAGGATGCGTTGCGCGAGCTTGCGGTCCTCCTGCCGGTCGGGATATTTGACGGGGTCGGCCCCGGCCACCTCGCGCAGCAGTGCCAGTGCGCCGGGGTCACCCACCTCGGCCAGTTCCTTGACAAGCACGACGTGGTCGTTGGCGTCGTCATTGAGTCCCACCCCAACGGCGGTATCGATCAGGCCCTCGCCCAGGTGGCGCAGCGGACTACGGGAAGGGAACCGCTTGCGCAGCTCGCCGGTATCCGGTGCGGCCAGCCAGCGCAGCAGTGTGAGTACTTCGCGCTGTTCGTCGGGGGAAAGTGCAGACATGAAATCGTCTCCTGTCGTGGTGATTTCGAGAAGTTGATCGCCCAGAGAAAGGGCACGGTTATAGCGAGTGCGGCGCCCAGGGGTGCCGTCTGAGGAGTCCTCAAGGCCGTTGGTGCCGCCATTGATGCGGCGGGTCACGGTCACCAGGTCGCCTGCGTCACACAGGGCGTTGATGTCCGGGCGGGCGACCGTCCAGTACCAGGCAGCGCCCAGGCCCGCATACTGCAGATCGGCGAGCATCTTCGGGTTATCGACGAAATAGGTTGCACTCGTCACGAATCCGTTCGCGAACGCCCAGCGCGAGAAAGCCGCATAGTTGTTACGGCCGGTGATCTGAATCCACGAACGACCCTTGAAACGCACACCGTCGCCGGGCTGTGTATTGCCGAGATCCGTGCGCCCCTCGTAGGCGGCGCCGCTCGCGTACTCCTCCGTCGCGACGAAATTGTCGGACTCAAATCCCCATTGCGCCAAGGCCATGGCAATGCGCTTGGGGTTCGTGCACTGCGCCGCCAGCAGGCCAACGGCCAGCGCGTCGATAAGCTGCGCGGCACGATCATCGGACATGCCCGTTGCGCGGGCCAGCACGTCAGCACCCGCGGCGGCCTCGGTGATCGGGCCGGGCAGATACGCCCAGGCGTTGGCATAAGAGTGGTCGATCGGCCACGCCTGTGCGCCGGTCACCAGGCCCTTGCCGCCCGCCGATTCGATGCGCATGCCGTCCAACTCGCCCCACATGTGCGAGGACTCACCGCCATTACCCTCGTGATGAAAAGCAAGCTTGGCGACAGCGTCGGCAGGGATATCTTGCGGACGGGCAACGCGAATCGTGCCGAACGGGCCAACCTCACCGACTCGGATATAGCGGTACGCCTCGGTGGTGTTGCCCTCGGATTCACGGCCCCAGATCAGGCGCCCCAGCGCCGTGGCCAGGACGTCCTGCCAGACCCCTGAGCAGTCGGTGCCCTGGCGCAAGTTGTACGGGTCGAACATCTCGCCGTAGCGATACGGCGCTCCGAGGCGTTCGCGTACCAGATTCTTGGCGTTCTCTACATCATGGCGTGTCGGCATTAGTGTTACCTCGCTTCGCGTTTCGGTCAGGGAAGGTCATAGACATGCGTCGGGGTCACCTCGACTACACCGTTGGCATTGAGGGTCGAGCCGGGTGTCAGTGGTTTGGCGTACTGGAATACGCCCGCTTTCCATACGCCGTAATGGGAGACGGCGACACCGCCAGGTACATTGAACTGCAGCGGATTTGCTGCTGATCGGGCCTTGCCGTTGTCGGAGCCGCCGACCACAATCGCCGCCGAATTCCAGGACGGTGTCTTGCGTGCGTAACCGCCGCCGGTCACCTCGCTACCGCCGTTACTCGTGTCGGCGGTATGCAGACTGATCGAATCAATCTGTGCAACAAGTAGATTGCAGCTGTTCAGCTTCCACACGTCAGCTGTAGCCAAGGGAATGCCTCTCTATGAAGTTGTGTTGTACTGCCGAACTATTGAGACGCGCGGAACCAGACGGCACCGTTTCCGCCGACGCGGCCGGGCTTGGCGCTGCCCAGAAATCCGCCGCTACCGGGGCCGCCGCCACCACCAGGTGAATTGCCATCCGTATTCGCAGCGGCCTGGGCGCCGCCGCTATATGGCTGACCGCCGAACGTAATTGAGCCCGCCGCCTCGCCAGGGGTATTGCGGCCATTGCCCGCGTAGGCGCCTTGACCGCCGTTGCCGCCAGGGCAGGTCAGGGTCGATCCGTTTACGACAATCGTTGTGGCCCCGCCTGTCTGGCCATTGCCCTCTTTCGGGCCGCCACTGCCTCCCGTGCCCACTACGCCGGTCAGCGAGACCAGCGACCATGGGATATCCAGGCCGCGCACGAGTCGCTGCGTTAACCAAGTGCCCTTTTTGCCGCCCTCGCCGGTCGAGTTAAGGCCGCCGTCTCCGCCTCCCCCGCCGCCGCCCGCCCCGAGGCCGATGACATCGATGTAGTAGCACCACCACGGGATCACGTAGCTGTATGGCCCTGCCCCGAACTGCTGCAGGCTTGGCGCTGTCGCAGGGAAGGCCGAGGCGGCGGGGCCGGTGCTCGTCGAGTAGGCCAACGCCACCACGGAGCGCACGACGCTGGCCGCGGTCGCTGTGCTGACGCTCAGGGCTGTCGCGACGGCCTTGACGACCGCTGTGCTGGCCGCGGTGCTCGACGACGACGCTGGCGCTGCTGAGAATTGGATCTCGTGGGAGGTTGCGCTCGCTAGATCAACGCTCGTGCCATACGCCGAGGCCCTCACCACCGCGACGGCCTCGGGGATGCTGACATGCAGCGCGAACGCGGTCGCCTTGACGACGAGGCTCGCCTGCTCAGCGCTCACGCTAAGAGCGGTCGCCAGCTCATGCACCACCGCGTACCATCCGGTAACAGGTGCGCCATGCCCTGTCGACATGGGACCTGTAGCCCACCCGTAGCCACCGACTCGCCCCGCGTCCCGATCCGGGCTAGGTGACCAGCTCATAGCCGCAGTGGTGCAATGCTTCTGCGAAATCAGTGCATCCCTCAACGACCGTCAGCGGCGTCAAGCCGTTGGCGGGGTTTTCGTCGGCATCCAACACCACTGCGTCGGCGTCAGCAAGAAATATCTCGGCCCGCCTGGGCAGCTGAGATTTAGCAAGCGGTACCACTATCCCGAGCGTTTTCCTAAGCGTTGCAAGGGAATCCAGTGTTGCCACAGTGACAAGTAGATACCTGCCGTCCGAGCACCGATAGTGGTTCGTTGTCGGACAAAATTGCGGCAGCATCGGCGTCACCAATTCAGCCGTGGATATCGTCATTTGTTCCCTCCTATCGGTAGAAGATCCATACGACGCCGGTTGCTCCGGGGCCGCCAGGCCCTTGATCCCCACTGCCGTATGTCGAGTTGATGCCACGACCGCCGCCGCCTCCCCCGCCGCCGCCCGGATAGCCACCGGGGCCACCCTTGCCGCCGTTGCCTGCACGCGTAAACGGGGCACCGCCTGCGCCAGCGCCGCCGCCCCCACCACCCCCGCCGCCGCACTTGGTCAGCGCTGCTACAGAGACATTGCCGCCCGCACCGCCATCGCCGCCTGGGGTGTTGCCATTGAGAGGACCAGCTGCGCCCGCGGTGCCGCCGAGCGCAGCTGGGGTGGGGGTGCCGGGGCCTCCCGCTGTGGGGTTGCGGCCACCAATCCATGACCCGCCCGCGGCGCCGTACCCGCCGTTGCCCGGCGCGGAGGCGGTACCCGAATAGCCGAACGCGGTCGCCTGGCCACCGGCCGCGCCGTGGGGTCCAGACTCGGCGATGATGGCGCCCGTGTTGGCGCCGTTAGCAATCCGTACGCGTGAGCGATTGCCTGCAGTGCCGACCTCAATATCGAGCGCTGCAGGCAGCGAGGCAACGTCGAGTTGTTGCACGGTGTAGGAACCGCCCAGACCTCCCGAGGCGCCTATATCTGCCCCAGCATCGATCCCGGCTTGGCCGTTCTGCCCGCCGCCGATAAGCACGGCCACCATTTCCGTGCAATTCGGCTTGCCCCAATTCAGTTGCGACGACGTGAATGTGGCCACGGTGTACCCATTGATGACGGCGTCTTTAATGGCCTCAATGGTGTATTGAACTTCAGAGGGTGAGCCTGTACCGCCACTGCCGAACCAGCCATCAAACAGGCTCTTGAATCCAGCGACTACGTCCTCGCCGAGCTGTTCCAATCCCTGCACCGACGATTTGAGAATCTGGCCGTCGAGCTTGGTTGCGTCGAACTTGCCGGTGCTAGGACTCAGGAACCGGAAACGGTTCTGCACATCACTATTCGTGGCCCCGAAGACCCCGGCAACGGTGTCCATGAATGTCTGAATGGCGCTGCCTGCGATGTTGAACAGCTGCGCGGCGTCGAACTTGCCGTCAAAGCCCAGGTGCTGCAGCTTGTCGACGATGTGATCGACCAAACCACCGGGGCCGCCCTTGACCGCGTCGAGAAACGCCTGCCACGTCGCCATCGTCAGACGGTTCGCGATGTCCTGCACCGCGGAGCCTAGGCCGTTAGCGAAATCGAGGAGCTGCTGCGCCAGACCGTCAATCCAGTCAATCGAGAGCAGGTTGCCGCCAACATGGGCCACTAGGTCGTCGAACCAGATGGTGCCTGCTGTGGCGCTCTCGGTGATCGTCAGGCGTACCCGCACATAGGACACGCCCGTCTGAGGGGTCGTGTACGTGCCGCTCATAGCGCCCGGCGACCAGTTGGCCGATGCATTCGACAAGGCGCCCAGCGCGGCGATCTGGGGCCGCGAGACGACGGTTTCCTTATCGGGGCCGTACGCCGTCAAGCCCAGCTGCACTGCACCCGCGCTGGCCGTCAGTCCCGAGTACTTGACGAACCCGGATACGTCGAGCTTCTGCCCGGCCTTGACCGGGATCAGATCGGCGCTGAGCAGCTCGCGGATCGTGCCGTCTGCGCTCGTGCGCGCCGACCCGGCCGCCGTCCGAAAAACGGTGTTGTCGACAACCCACTTTCCCTCGCTATCCAGGATCGCGGTCGCATCCGAGAAAGCGCCGTTAGACAGCAGATTCGGCGATGACTTCACGATCGCACCAAGCGGGATCTGCGGCAGGCGCGAGGGGTCGATCAACCCGAACACCTGCTGCCCCACCCAACGCGCCAGCTCCTCCCCAGAGGGGATACCCACACCGCCCCACCCGAACACCTTGGCTAGCGTCTTGAGGACGTCCTGTGTAGCGTCCCCGATCAGATCGCCAAGGCTAAGCACTAGCGCCTGAGGGCTCGAAAAGTCCAGTCCCGTAAGTTCTTTAAGCGCGGTGAATCCGAACTGCTGCCAGCCCTGCTGCCATTGCTTGATCAGGTCCTCAATCTTGAGTTCCGTGCGCGGGGGCTGGTATCCGATGCGGATCAGCGGGTTATGTGAGAGCGGGAGCTGCGCGCCGATAGGGTCAAGTGAGCGCGCCATCAGACCGGCAGCACTTGGATCGAGAGCTGTGCGCCCGACCGATCAAAGATGTAGGCGCCCGCGACGCCGTCGTTGTGCAGGCGAACGTACAACGTGCCCTCCTCCCCTGTGTGGTTGGCCGGGACCACCCACCGGCCATTACCGGGGGCCACCGCGTCGCCGGGCGACTGCACCGTCGAGGCATGCGGCGACAGATTCGTCCACGTGGTGGCCACGCCTGCGCCCTTGGCCACCAGCGGGCCGTCAGGATGTCCGAGGCGCACCTCGCATCCGATCAGCAGGGGGTCGGCGTCGATCTCGACACCGAATGAGCGCACGTGACCGTGCACGATCGGAATCCAATCCCACTCTTGCGGAGGCAATTTGAATGCGCCGATCGGAAGGTTCTGCCCCAGGCCCTGCCCGTTGATAAAACTCGTCTCGGGCATCGTGTAGAACTTCGGCACGATCGTGCCGTTGGGCATCGGGGCGTACTTGGTTCCATTCCATGTCACCACGTCGCCGATCTCGGGCACGATCGTGCCGTCAAAATCCGGTGCGGCACTGATGCTGGTTGACGGACCTTGCGGGCCGCGAGGGGCTTTGAGGTACAGCGTCCAGGTCGGGTTGAAATCGTTGCCCGTGACCGTGATGTACGAATGCACATTGGGGTCGTCGGGGTCCAGGAGAACCACGTTCGGGGTGATGATCGGGACCGGCCCCGCAGGGCCGGGTGAGCCCATCATGAACACTTGCCAGTGATCGCCGTGCCACAGGTACGCTTTGGAGCCCAGGACGTTTCCCTCGTCGTCCTTGTCCTCGATAATCCAGTACTTGCCGATGTCGATCTCGTCGTCGGTCAAGTTGGTGGGCAGGTCGTCGGGGTCGGCGTAGACGTCGGGCTGCAGCTTAGGCAGTGGCGCATTGGAGCCTGCCGGGCCGGGGGGACCCATCAGGGCCGCCAAGCTCAGCACGCCGTTGCCGCCGAACAGCTCTAGGGTCGCCGACACCTGATCTGGTGTGTCAAGGTCGCTGATGACACCAAAGATGTTCAGTGAAGCGGTAATTGTCTTGAGAAACACCTTGTCGCCGAGTTGCGGCTTGATAACAGGGGCGCTCATTCGTCGTCGGGCCTCTCCTCGTCGATAAAGTTCACAACTGGTTTGACCGCCCACGAGCGCGGAGGCTCGGGCACGTAGCCGTCTCGGCGTGCCGCCAGGGCGCGCACGTCAGCAGGCCGGTCCTTGGAATCGACCGTGTCGTCGGGACGCAGATCGTCCTCGGCGCGATCGGGGGCGCCGATCGGCACCCAAGTGCATGCGTCATCCCAAACACCCACGGCGCCAATAGCACTCATGTCGCGGCGCTTGATCATCCGCTTGTGGGACACCAGGCGCCAGCCGCGCAACGCCAGATGCCTAGCGATGGCATCACGCAAGGCCGGGGCGAAATTGAAGTCGATCGAGGTGCCGCGGGCGTCCTGGGGATAAAGCAGGTCCGCGTGCAGCATCACCTCGAAGCGCTCGACCTCACGCTTGAGCTTGCCCCTGGGCGCACCCGTGGGCACCCCGATCTTGCGCCACCCGGCCGAGGCCAGATGGAATGAAACCGTAGGCGTCACAACGGGTGCGAAGTCCAGGTGCAGGTTCCCCAGATCGATACAGAGGTCGAGCATTGCCTGCTGCGCGTCACGCACCGCGAGCTGACGCTCACGCTCAGCGCGCGGCAATGACTCGAAACCCTCTGGTATCGGCGGCAATTCCAGCGGACCCAGATCGGGCAGACCCTCGATCGAGTCAACCATCGGAAAGGTGTGCATTAGCCGAAAATCGTCCCTTCTCCCAGGAACATGCCCATCAGGGCGCCGAACGCCTGTAGCGCGCGGATGCCCTGAGTAAATGGGTCGTCGTCCTTGGTGTCGTCGCCGATGGAAAATGACCACGTGATCGGGGTATTGCGGTCGTACTCGAATCGAGCCGCGGCAACCTGATCGACGTAAAACACTTTGTCTTGTTCAAACATGATTCGATGAGCAAGATCGAAATCGTGCCCATATACGAAAGGTCTGCCATTTCTGACGCTGACCTTGAATGATCTATAAGCGCGCTTCTTATACCAACCGACCCGTAGGGTGAGTACGCCAGAAATTACGTAGGCAACACCGCCGCCACGCTCGAAATGCTCCTGCCAGGCGAGGTCACCAGTGAATAGCGCACGAACCGGATCGGTGAATCTCATGTACGCAAAAGCGACATTGTCTAGCTGCGACTGGTAGAGGTTGTCCAATCCTGAGGTAAGTGGTTGCTGATAGGCACCACCCGGCCCAAGAGGGATCACCTGTTCCAATTGAGCTAATCCGAAACGAATTCCGAACGTCTGCAAATCATTAATGATCTTGGGCGACTTCCCGCCCGTCATAATGGTTTTAACAGGCCCCTTGTGGTAGGCGATATTCGATTCGATAATTCCCGAATGCTGCCCCTCGCGATAGCACACCCACGGAGGCTTAGGGGCAATTCCTAGCGCCTTTTGAATAACCGGATCGGGCTGCGCGTCGCCGTCCTCGTCGAGCCGGATAACGGTCTGCGAGATCAGGTTGTCGGCCGTCGAGGCAAACAGGTTGATCACGCCGTCAACGGCGGTGCCCGTATAGCCCTCATGGCCGCTGAAATCATGGAACGCATGCACTACGGCGTTGCGCTGCGGGCGGGCCGCCGCGGCAAGTTCCTTACCGACGAGGGCCTCAAGCTCCTCGTGCGGATTCTTCTCATCCTCGGTAAAAAAGGTGTAGGTGCGTGCCACGCACCCGGCGTCCCGCAGGATATCCATTGTGGCCGAATGGAAATCGGTCCACGTACCGGCTACCAGGGAGGTACGCGACTGGTCAGCCGCCGCATTGACAAACGCGGTCTGCTGCGGCCAGTTCAGCGGCGAGAAATTGCCGAGGTGAACATCAAGCCAGGCACCGGGATTGAGGATATTCGTCGGAATCTGCAAGACGGGCAAGAACAGTCGCGCGTGCTGAACAGCCAACGTGAACGCGCAGCCCGTGCGGGCATTGGCCGGGACGAACCACATTTTGGGCAGCTGCAGCTCCGGTGGGCTCACCGGGTTCGCGGCGATCAGCGTGTGGCGCTGATGGGCTCGGTTCGACGTGGCGATCAGCTCGACCGTGTGCACGCCGCGTGAATCACGCTTGGCATTGACGGTCGTGATCTTCCCGCCCCAGCGCGTTTCCCACGTCGGCGCGAGCGCATTCGGGTCGACCGAGAGATGCAGATCCTCCTCGACCCGAATGCGTTTGACGAAATCAGCCAGATAGTCGCCGCCGCGGATCACGACCGCCGCCTCGCCCGCATCTGTCGCGATCTCCTCAGTGCGGCACGAGATCTCATTGCCGATTCGCGTGATGTGCGACAGATTGCGGTCCTGCATACGCACGAGGGGCCGCTGCTGTGAGCCCTGCGTCAGTACGTCTGACCGCGCCCGCAGATACCGATACGAGGCGATCGGGTCCGAATTAGGAAGCGGCTTGTCGTAGGCTGCAATCAGCTTGTCGCGCAGCACGTCTAGGTAGCGTGTGAATTCAAGCGTTGGGCGCTCGATCAGCGACTCAAGCCCCATGCGCCCCCCTCCCCTATGTGCGGCCGACTAGCGCGGCCTCGTGAACCACTGAGGGCACATCACCGTGACCTCCCCCTCGGGGTGGTCGTGACGTACCTTGATGTTGGCGACAGTGTGCGGCGGGATCATGCTCGTGAAGCGAATTCCGTTGCCGCGCTGCCATACCGGGACGCCCATCGGGTCGCCGAGCAAGTCATGCAGAATGAAGTTCGCAATCTTGCTTGCCCGCAACAGCTCATAGAAACCGGTGTCGGTCGGGTCACTGGCCGCCGTCAGCGTGCGGGCGCCCTCGTCACAGTCGACCAGCGTCGGGGATTCCTTGGCGGTGATCTTCGGTAGCGGCACCAGGCGCTCAAGCATGCCGTCCTGTACCCACGCCTTGCCCGGCCCTGTGTACTGAAACTTGAGCCACTGGGGCATGTTTCCGCGATTGGCGATAGCGATCGTTTTCTCGTCGTACATGTGGCCCGGCTTGAAATTGGCCGCTTGAGCCTTGAAAGGTTCGATCACCATGCGCTTTGAGTACCAAGGCCGCACCGCGAGTAACTGCATGTCCCACGTCATCGTGTTGTTGTCCGCGTATGTGGGGTCACGCTTTTCGCTCGTATCGGATGCTTTCGCCTCCATTACGGGAATCCAGCGCCAACCGCCGAGGCGGGTATGACAGCCCAGCCAGCCGGGGACGCCGGTCGGCCAGGCCGCCCACCATTTCGACTCGACCATGCTGAACTGGTACTTAGTCAGCTTGCGGGTCTGTGAGCCGATCATCGCGCCGACGTTGATCGTGCGCTTGAGGACATTCGTGCGCTCGTAGGTTGCGCCCATCTGGTATGCCGTTTCGGTGAGCAGATGCTCATAGGGCATGTGCATGGCGCCTTGTAGCTCGGTGGTCCACTGCACACCCTGGCGCCCTGCGTCGGGTCCCGCCAGGTCCCACCGGGAGCCATCAGGCCCCAGGTAGACCCAGCGGATACCGTCATAGCCGAGCGGGTGTGGCAGCGTGTTCCAGCGCTGGTAGACCAGCGCCGCATTGCCCTGTAGGAACCGGCCGGGGAGCTGCTGCGTCACAGTTGACCAACCCCCTGCCGTGCTCGCGGAATGTTGAATTCGGTCGCCGCTCCCATGGCCTCCTGGGCACTACCAACGGGGCCATTGAAGTTGATCGAGAAATCGTTATTGCCTTGCTGGTTGGTGCCCGGCTGTCCGGTTGTCGCTTGCCCTTGGGATGCAAGAGCATTGGCGGCGAACTGCGCGCCGGGAATCAGCGACCCGCCACCGGAGGCGCCCGGAAGACCGCCCATGAACGGCACCGGGGAATCCTCGGGCTTGGCCACACGCAGCGCGCCCAGGCCCTTGGGCATGAACGAATCCAGCAGCGACCCACCGCCGCCACCACCTGCGCCGCCTGCCCCCAGCGAACCCCCGCCGGTTTGGCCGGCGTCGCCACCAAATTGCACCTTGGACAGCGAAGACATCATTTTCATGAGTCCCAGCTGCGTAGGGTCAGCAAACAGCGTGCCGTCGAACCCGAACGCTTGGGCAATGCCGCCGACAAGATCCTTGCCGAAATCTTGCGTCAGATCGCCGGTACGGCTCTGCCCCTTTTTGGTGCCCTTGCCGCTGGCGCCGTTGAGCTTCTCCTGCTTCTTGGCCAGATCGTCAATGGCGTCGGCGTGTTCGCGCTTGGCCTTGGCAAGGGCGTACTCGGCTTGCTCCTGCTCGCGCGGAGTGGCCTTGTCGCCCTTGTCCTTGACGGCGTCGAAACGGGCCTGAGCCTGACGCACCGCGTGCTCACGGTCCTGCACGCGCTGGACAGCATCTCGCAGACGCGGGTCCATCGAGCCCTCAGGCAGGGCGGCCAGCGCGGGCATATCTCCCGTTGCTGCACCGGCTTTGACCCGAGCGTGCACATGATCCATGTGGTTTTGGGTGGGCGAGCCGCGGTTTTCCATGCCCGAGGTCGACCCGTCAGGGTTCCACTGGCGCTGCTGCCAGAGGTTGTACTGCAGACCGAACGTCTGGGCGTTCTGCAGCAAAAAGGCGTTGATGCGGTCGCCCAGTTCCTTATTGGAGCCGACCATGATGTCTAAGGCCTCGCCCGAACCGTGCTCGCCGTACTTGTCGTTGCGCGAAACATCGGCGTGCGCCGTGGTGCCGGGAAACATCTGCTCAATGGCGCTGAGCAGCTTGACGTTGTTCGGCACCATGCCCTGCTCATACTGGCGCGGCCGCGACGCTACCGAACTGAAACCAGTTGTGTCGGTGGCGTAGTCGTCGGCGCTGCGTGTGGAGGCGCCAGCGCCCGAGCCCTTGCGGCCGGTCGACGGAGGCGGGGCAACGTAATCGCTGACCGCAGGCAGTGGCACATCGGGAGTCGGGATATAGGCGGGCGCGATCGACGGCTTAGTGCCATACAGGCCCTTGTAGAAGTCATTCGCTGTGGTCGGTGCTGGGCCGAACGATCCACCACCGCCGCGGAAGTCGGGAGTGCCGTCCTTGAACAGCGAGCCCACGCCCGGCAGACTCTTGATGGCGTTGATGACACCCTTAGCGGCGTTGGCGATCTTGTCGAAAATCGGCTTGATGAACTCCCACGCCTTGCCGACCGCTGTCTTGATGCCCTCGAAAGCCTCCTGAAAGGTCCGTGCCAGGAACTTGATCACCGCATTGAGCGGCGGCACAATGACTTTCAGAATCTCCGTAAGGATCTTGGCGACTTCCGTGACGATCGGTATGACCACACCGGCCGCCGCGGTGAACAGCGGCAGCGCCGAGGTGGCCAGCTCGACAATCGACGGGATCAACGGGACAGCGGCGGTGAGCATCTCGCCCAACACGCCAACTAGCGGAACCATGAGCGGCACCAATGTGGTTGCCGCCTCGGCCATCGCCTGCCCGATGATGCTCGCCACCTGGGCCAGTACCGGGGCCAATGCCTCGATAACGGGCTGCAGGGCGCCGACGATCTGCTGCACGACCGGCGCAAGAGCGGTCAACAGGTTGTTGAACGCCGGGGCCAACGCTGACAGCACGGTGCTGGCCAGCTGGCCAAGGAATGTCAGCAGTGGCGAGGACGACGTGATCAGGTTGGCCAGCACCCCGCCGAGCGCCTGAATGCCGGGCGTCAACGCCACGATGAGCGAATTGAATGCAGGCATCAGCGCCGCACCGATCGGGGCCAGTGCACCCAGGATCGGCATCAGATTCTTAGCCAGCTCGAAAAGCTGTCCCATGGCGGTAATGCCGCCTGAAATCCATTCCTGTAGCTGCCCGCTAGCTGCTGCCTGGCTGATGAACTGCGAGAATCCCTGTGCGGCCTGCACCGCGGCCTGCGCGATCTGCGGCAGGAAACCAGAGCCGACCACCCCGATTTCGGTGAACGCGTGCACGACCGGCTGCAGCACCCCCGAGAACGTCGAGAATGCCGATACGAGGTTGTTCGTCATCGTGGCGGCCATGCCCAGCATTTCCGGGGTCTGCAGGAATGAGGCAAGCCCGCCCAAGGCGTTGCCCATGACGGCGGCCATCTGGGACAGGCCGCCCTGCAGCATCGGCATGTAGGTGGTGACCAACGGCTCGATGGACTTGGTCAGGGGTCCGAAAAAGGCGTCAGAGACGGTGAACTTGAGCCGGTCGAATACCGGCATGAGGCCCTGAATCGTGGTCGCCACGGATTGGGCTTGCGGGGCCAGCTGCCCCAGTGACTCGGCGAACTTCTCCGGGTCCTTGACGTTTTTCATCGCGTCGCCAAACCCGTCGAACGCCAGCGCCAGCGATCCGATCGCCGCCCCGGCACCCACGGCCGCCGCGGGGATCAACCCAATGGCGCCCGATGCCTGCGCCGCAACACCAACCAGAGCGGTTACGGCAGTGGCGATGAGCGGTGCAGAGGCCCGCATACCGCCCGCGGCGCCCTCGGCGAACGCTGCGCCAGCCTGGGCACCTCCGCGGCCCATCGTCTGCTGCAGGTGCGGCAGCAGACTGGCAATTAGTGAAGACCCGAGTTGGGCCATCCTGTCGCGGTCATAGTCGACGTCAACATGCAGGTGGGCATGGCGGGCGGCGATCTCCTCGCGCAGCCGGGCTGCATCAGCGCGGGCCTGCGCCGCGTCCAGCGACACGGTTGCGTGGACGTTGCGCAGCTCCTCATTGATTTCACGCGCCCACCGCTTGCCCGCCGCTGCTGCCTCGCGATCGGTTTCCCGGAATGTCTTGGCGATTCCGGCCGCCAGTTTGGAGGTCTCAGCGACCACAGACACGAAAGTGTCGGCGATAGAGCGCTTGGCACCCTTAGCCATTAGTCCCCCTCCCCCCAATCGGCCTCAATACCGACCAGGTGCAGATAGCTATCGACGGTGAGCTTTTCGCCGTCATTAGTTGTTTCGGGCTCCGGTAGAACACGGCCGGGCCACATGATCGGAATTGGCCGATACTCCTGCAGTTCAACAGGTTTGGTTGCATCCTCGGTTTTCGTCCAGAGCAGCATCTCCGTCGCCTCAAGTAGGCGGGCGGCGACCTGCTCGTCGCGAGCCCACCCCCCGCCCCGCGCCTCGCCAATGGCAGAGGTGCGGGGCGCGTAGGTGACGAAAGATGCGAACTCGCCGAACTCGATCTCAAGGCCCCGGCTTGCACCGATTCCGTTGAAATGCAAGCCACTGGCGACGAGGTCGCGCTGAACGGCACCCCAGTGCTCGACTAGGGCGTCGATCAGCGCGAAGATTCCCCCGCCGACGTCTTCGACCACTCTGCCCAGGCGGCGAACATCTCCGAGTAGTCCTCTTCGCTGAACTCATCGGAAACCATGAGCGCTGCAGGGGAACTCACCCATTCAAGGGTTGTCCACATCTGATCGAGATAGTTCGACTTACGCAGCAACCGCAGCACACCCATAGCGGGCTTGCGTGCACCAGCCAAGGCCGTCATACCCACGGTCACCCCCGTGCTCGACGTGAACACGAACACAGGCTCACCCGGATACTCAAGCTGCCAATCGAACTCGGGTGATCCCGGCTCGATACCCTCATTCGACGGCGCCGCCTCGGGCGCCTTGAACTCATCGATCGCGCCCTCAATCTCGTCGTCGATATCGGCGTCTGTGGACTGCGATGCCTTGGCGGCCTTGGCTTTTGTCATGCGCTCAGAACTCCATCATCGGTGCGGGTGTAGGAATAGCGATTCGAGGTGTCCGGGTAGAACGACACGACGAGGTCGTGGGCGAGGATTTCCTTGTGGGACCACTTCTGGGTTTTCTTGGTCTTCACCTCGCCGAGCGGGAAGAACTTCTGAACCCGCTTGCCGCCAGGGCTAAAGGTGTCCAGCAGCCATGACCGCATGCCCAGGGCGTCGCTGGTCTGGTGGATCAGCATTTGCTTGCCGTGGGTGGCGTTCGCCGCGGTCTCGGTCACGTTGTCATCGCCATAGGCGACCTTGGCGACGTTGACGTTCAGGAATTCCAGCAGACGGAACCCGAGAGTCAGGGCGTACGTCTCCTGTGGTTCGGCGACCTGGTCGCTGCCCCACGCGTACTTTTTGGCGGTGTTGCGCTGCTCCTCCTCATCGAGCGCGTCATCGCTGACGAACCCGGTCAGTTTCGCGGTCGCCGGAATCGCGAAATCGACTCCGGGCATTGCCATATCGAGGGGGCCGTAGTACAGGCCGCCCGTGATGGTCACATTCTTAGGAGAGGGCAAAACGATGTTGCCCACGTTGCCGACAGGCGGCATAAGGGAACTCCTCACATGAAAGAGTCCGCGACGGTATTCGCCACGGCTTCAATGGGTTTGATGAATGGCTAGACGGGCTCGCACATGGCGGTCAGCCATTTGGTCACGAGCCAGCGACGCACACCGGGCACGTCAGGGTCAGGCTGTTCGGTAGGTCCACCAATGTGTTCGGTCGACTGAATCTCGAAACCCGCTGGCAGTGTTGGTACCAGCGCGTTAATCAGCGTCGCCAGCTCTTTGCAGCGGCGCGGGTCGGGATCGTAGATGCGGAACTGCGTCATCGCGTCCGCGCTGAAATCGTTATCCTGTTTGATGTTCAGCTGCGCGACCACCACAAAGCGGTTGTCGGCCGGGCGCTTTTCGGGAACATCGTCGATGAACCACGGGACGGTGATCGCGCGCTGTGCGAGCATCGCCATCAGGTCTCTGCGGGCAATGGCGCAGATGTCCGGCGGGGCAAGCGGATACGTCACTAGCTCTCCTCGCTCTCGCGCTGACGAATCCACTCATCAAGCTCACGGTCAGCTCGGCGCGCACGGGCATCCTCGCGGCGCCGGTCACGGGCGGCGCGTTGAGCGGGCGTGAGGCGGGCATCTTTCGTGGCTGCCTCAGCCTCCCCGAGCTTGCGCAAGATCGACTGGTGTTTGGCCTCGTGCGCCTGAGCGCGTGCCGTGAACGCCAGAATGTGCAGCCGGGCGCGGGTGCCCTGCGTGACGTAGAATTTGTATCCGTCCGCGACCGGCTGGCTGCGTGCCGCCTGAGCCTCATGCAGCTCGGCATTGAGCTCTGAAACAAGGCGTGTGCCAAGCTCATTAAGGTACTCGTGCATGCCCTCGCTGGTGCGGATGCGCTCAAATTCGTCGAGATGCCAATCAACACGGGCCACCATCGCCTAGCCTCCCGTACGTTCGATCACGACCGCCCCACCTGGGCGGTAGTTGCGGCGCGACGGGTTCATGTTGTAATCGCGGACGTCTTCGCTGACCGCAAACACGTCATCGAGATCGGCTGGAATGAAACGTGTTTCGTCATCGGGGTCGACGGTGCCCTTGAGCCAGACGTGATCACTTGGCCCCCAATCGTCGGGGTTGGGTGTCAAGATCATGCGCGAGGTCATGATGCGGCGATACACATCGGCGCTCACCGGCATGTCGCTGGACATCGGCTGAACCCCATACACCTTGACCACCTCGATAGGGCCGTGTCCCTCGGGGTGTGAATAGCCCTCGTCGTCGACACTGGCCGGGGTGTAGCGCGCCCGCCCGATCAGGTACTTGGCGCGCATCAGAGCCCCGGCGAGGTGTAGGCCACCGCGCCCTGAGGGGCGCCCGTGACGACCGCGAGAATGTCCGTCAGCTCGCGGTCGTACAGGAACAGATCGCCATCCGGGTTGCGGAACACGATCGTTTCGCCGAACACGCCCGCGGTCTCCTGAACCGATTGGGCGCCGGGCACCTCAATGTCGTCGGCACGCAGGGCGCGCTTGACCATTGCGACGCTGAGCAGCTTGGCGGCGGTTGCCGCGTCGCTGTCGGGGGCCGCCGCGATGGCGTCGCCCAGGCCGGGGACCCACACGCGCAGCCAGAACGCTGCGTCGTCGAGCAGTACCTGCGCCTTGCTTACCTCGTCGGGAGTCAAAGCCCGCCAACGCTTGACAAGGTCGGGTTCAACCTGGGCGTACGCCATCGGCTGCTATCCCTTCGCTCGGGACGGGCGGGCGCGCTTGGGTGGTGCGCTCAGGTCGAGCACCGCATTGAGGCGCTCATCGTCACCGGGCTCCCCTGTCTCGGACGCTTCGCTCTCGGCGGCCAGCCATGCCGTGACGTCATCGCGCCATTGCTGCTCGGCGGCGAGCCATTCGGCAACGCCTTCCGGTTCGGCCGGCAAAACGGGTTCGGCCTGTTCAGGTCCGGTGTTCTCCGAATCGGGGTCAGCGTCGGCAACGTCGGCCAGGTGCTCGGATGCACCCGGTACAACGTTGAGCAGATCGAACCGCTCGACGTGATCGGGGTGCACGTCGATCGTCTCGCCCCGCAAGGCGAAATCGCGCACCCCGTTCACGTCCGTGTATGCAGCGACGCTGACCACAACCTCGCGTGTGGGCATTAGGCGTTGAGCCCTGTCACCTTGAGGATGCTGTACGGGTTGGTCACGTAGAAGACCGGCCGCACACCGGACTGCACCCAGGTCTGCTCCTTTTCATCGTCACGGTAGGTGACGGTGTTCAGGGGGACCTCAAGGCGGCACTCGCCCGGTACGCCGTCCTCAATGACCCACGCCTCGCCTGCGGTCTGGCGCTGAGTCACGATGAACTGCACGCCGTTTTCGCGCAGCACGGCCTCGTAGTCGCGCCCGTAGACCTGACGGAAGTTCAGGGCGTCGGCGGGGTTGACGATCCAGGTGTTGAACGTGACGCCGAGTTCCTTCTGATCGGCGACCAGCTGCACGCGCGCCAGGTCGGCGGCGGGCCACTGCTGGTTGGACGCCTGGGAGGCACCGCCAGTGACGGTGTTTTTCCAGCCCACCGAGACCACAGTCTGTGCGCTGGCGCCAAGGGCGGTGTAGGCGGCGGTCAGCTCGCGTAGTGCGCGAGTGTGGATCTGGCGCGTGATGGTGTTGGCCAGCTTGCGCGAGCCCTGCTGCATCTGCGTCGAGTCGTTGCGGTCGCGGGCCTCGTCGGTGACGAAGAACCGGCCGCCGAACTTCTCGACCTGAGCTGTCTTGGGCTCGGGGCGGGTGAACCCGATCACCGGGAATTCGGCGCCCGGCTCGATGTTCTGCACATCGGGACGGTTCGGGTCCGGGAACACATCGTTTTCGGTGAGCTGTGTGTACAGCACCGCACCGCCGCTCGGGGCGCCCACGGTCGGGAAGATCCGGTGCGCGAAGTAGTTCAGCAGCGACAGGTCGCTGAGGTACCGGGTGACGCGCGTCGGTTCCTTGAGCATGCGATCGACGGTGACGTCGTTACCGTTGACGGTCGGGGCCGCCAAGGGGTAAGGAATGGTCATATTCAGTTGTCTCCCTTATGAAGTTGTGGTGAGAGCTGGTCAGTACAGCTCGATGAAAACGTCCTTGTCGGCGGCGGTAGCGGCGTCCAGCGCCCGCCCCACCTTGACGCCTGAGGTCGCGGTCACGACCTTGCCGCCTGCGCCGATTTCGACCTCGGCCAGCGCGGCGATAGCGGCGCCAGCGACCACGGGCAAGATCACGCCCTTGGCGCGGATGACCGGGACACGGCCACCGCTCTTGCCGTCCCGCACCGCGACGCCCCACTTGTCGCCTGCAGCTGTGGCCGTGGCGACCTTGGGCAGGCCGCCTGCCATGGGGCCGGTCAGGGCGACGAATGTCTTGCCCTTGACATCGGCGGTCAGTTCAGCGGTGACGACGGCGCCGGGGGTGTAGAGGGGAATGCATTCATTGGACATCGGTTGGAACTCCTTGGTTTAGTTGGTCTTTCGCATGTGGCTCGGGGTCCACGATGCGGGATAGCTGTTGTCGACAGCCGCGGGAGGCTCAGGGGACGCGCCAGGCGTCAGAGTCTCGATCGGGCGGTTAGTCGGCGGGGGTGTCACCACCGGGGCGACGGGTGCGGCGGGTGCTGCGGCCTTGAGGTGAGCGCCCAGGCGCTCGGCGCTGGCCTTGCGCGCTTCCGGGGTCGCGGCGCTCTGCACGATCGCAATGTCGGCGGGGTCCGTGATCCCGTGGGTTAGACACAGCAGCTGCAGCTCGGCGGTTTCAGCGCGCTGCAGGTAGGTGTCGGAATCCTTTGCGCGCGTGCGCAAATTCTTGTTCTCATTGCGCAGGCGCCGCATGTTGCGGCGACTGCGTGAGTCGAGCTGCTCGTCATCCTCGTCATCGTCGTCGTCATCCTCGACAGCAGGTGCAGCGACAGGTGCCGGTGGCGCGGGCGCAACCGGGATGCTCGGGGGCATCACGGCCGGGGTGACGGCGACGGGCGCCGCGGGTGCCGCTGGCGCGGCGGGTTCGACGACGGCCGGGGTCTGCGTAGCCTCCGGTGCGGCTGGGGCCGCGGGTTCTGCTGGGGCCGCGGGGGTCTGCGTGATGTGCGGTGCGGTCATGTGTGTATTGCCTCCTGGGCTATATCGACAACCCGGCCGCCATGGGCCGGGGCAATGAACGCCTACGCGACCTTCGCGACGGCGGTGCTGGCCTGCTCGACGATCGAGTCGGCCACGTACTTGGAGCCGTTGCCCTTGGCGACCTCGGACTCCCAGAAACTGCGAAACACGTTGCGCGTCGGACGGTCATCGTCTTCGGCGTTATCGGCCTGGTGCCACATGTGCTGCAGGCGTTTCCATTGCGTGCGCCCCTCCCAGTCCTTGAGACCAGCGGGCACGAAAATCACGAGGCAATCGCAGCCGTCGTGGTAGACGTCGACCTCGACGCCACCGCGCATGACCTTGCCCGGCCCGTGCTCGGCGGTCTTGTGCGACTCGTAGATCGGCCCGCGGGAGGCGAGCATCGCGCAGAAGGCGCACGAGCGGGCGCCCGTGAGTACCCGCTGCCATGCCCCACCCTCGATACTTTCGGCGGTCACGGCCACCAGGTCGCGGGCGGGCTGCTCGGCATGACGTGCCAGGGCGCGCGTCACACGGCGGGTCGCCTTCATGGTGATATCGGGGGCGGTGTGGTTGTGTTCATTGGCCCCCACGTCGTTAGCGACCCGCTCGAACACGTCGAGGATCGCCCCGAGGCCGTACTGCTCGGCCGCCGCGTCGGAGGCGACACCGAGGCCCTGCAGATAGCCCGAGGCCACGGCTTGGGTCTCGCTGCGCGCCACTTGCATGCTGCGCAACAGCATCAACGCGGCGTCGGCGCGCTCGCTGTCGGTGATCGGGATACCGTCGCTGAGCACCGCCCGCACGAGATCGCCCAGCCTGGCCAGGATCGCATCGAGCAGTGAGCGGTAGGCGCTGGCGTTCACGCCCTAGCCGGGGGTGTCTGCGCCTGCACCTGCTGCGGTGTCGGGTTGCCCTGATCGGCAGGCGCACTGTCGTCGTCGAACTCGCCGGGGCCGGGTACCGGCTTGGCGAGGGCGAGCATCTGCTCGCGCTGCTCATCGCGTAGCTTGAGCGCTCGCTCGACCTTGGCCTTGGTCCACCCCGGAATGTCCTCCCACGCCATCTCGTCGGGAACGCCAAGAATGGCCTTCATCTTGCCCAGCGCGTCGATTGTCTGCGCGAAGCTACGGGCGGTCGTGTCTTGCCACTTGCACTCGGCGTCGAAATCGGCTGCCCCGGTCTCATCGCCTGTGATGTGCGAACAGGTGCGCAGCATCTGCTCGAAAGACTCCCCGAGTGAGGTCTGAATCTCGGCGGCCTTCATTTCCTTGCCGTGCTCTAAACCGGCGAGCGTGGCCTCGCTGATGTTCGCCAGCTGTGCAAGCCCCAGGTTTTGGGCCGGGACCTGACCAAGGGCCATGAAATCGCGTTTGGCGTTGTCTTCCATGGAGATATAGCCGTCAGGCGAGCCTTGCGCGAACTGGCCGACCTTGACGTCATCCTTGTCGAAATACCACGTGTCCGAGGCCGCTTGGCGCAGTGCCTCGGCGTCGTTTTTCGGTTTCCAACCGGCGACCCAACGTTGGGTGAAGCTCGTAAAGTACTGGGCGACAAGGCCCTCATAGACTGTTTCGTCGATACGGGCCTGAACCTGAATCAGGGGCTCGATGATGCCCATGACCTCATCGCCGTCGAGCAGCCAGCGGTCGCGGAACCGGATAACCGGGCACACGCCCACATTGTGGGGGCGGGCCTCGATGTACTCGAAATTGTCGGCGCTGGAATACATGGGATCTTTCCAGCCGAGCGCCGACTCGGGAACGTGCTTGGCCCCAATGAAGTGTACGAACTCCTCGTCGTAGAAGCGGATGGCCTTGCCGTTGATCTCCAAAGCCATTTGCGGCCAATCGTTATCAGCCGGGGTCACTCCCGGCGTCCACTCGATCGGCTCGGCATACAGGGCCGTGAGCTTGCGTGGGGTTAGCGGGCGAATGACCGCACCCTTGCGGGGTGGCTGTGCAACCCCTTCTGGAGTAAGCGAATTCGTCACCACCGTGTACCCGACGCCATAGCTCAGGACGCTGCGAATGATGCCCGTCTGCTGGGCGGCCATCTTGTTGCGCTGCCACCACTGCCACGACTTGGCGGTGCTGCGTGTCGAACTGGCGATGTAGTTGTCGACCTTCATCGACTGCGAATAGACATCGAGCACCAGCGGCAGGAAATTGGATTGAGAGATCCATGCAAGACCCTCAATTGCGGCTGCTGGGACGCCCTTGCGCCGTAGACGTTGATGCGCATTGGCCTCAGTCCACGGACGCAGGGCGTCGGCGATCATCTCAAGACGTTCATGCTCAAAAGCACGTGGACCTGACATGATGTGACGGACAGCGTCAATGACCTTGTCCTTGTGCACAACTCACCCCCATCGGTTATGGAAAAATGCCTCTGCGGGCTCGTCGGGCTCGGGCAGGTTCGCCGTCGCCACCTTGTACAGCAGCCGGGCGCCAATCACACACACCGCGGCGTCGATCTTGTCGGGACTGTTCGGGGTTTCCTTCTGCACAGTCACTGCACCCCACTTGGTTTCAACCTCGCGGCAGTTCGTGATGTGCCGCCCCGTGATCGGGTGGCCGTCATGGGTAAATGCACTGTCGGCAATCTCGGCCTGCACCAGCTCCGCGGCGAACGCGAATTCGCGTGAATGCGAACGCATGTCCCAAGCGATCGGTTCAGGCTGCTGGCCACTACGCACCGCCCAGAGCTTTTGGTCGATCTGGTCGGCCCACCGCTCAGGCCACGTGACTTTCGTGAACCCCTCAAACTCGCGAACGTCAGCCCAGAAAGCCAGCACGTCGAACCGCTTGAAAGTGGCCTGCACGGTGTCGTCGACCTCGCGCATGTTGATCTTGGCCGAGTCAGCCTGCAGTCCATCGCCGTTGGCATCCTTGGCCTTGGCGTGGGACTGTTTAGGCTCCCAGACCTTGACCGTGAACACGTGGCCATCGCTCAGGCAGCAGCCCACCAGGGCCGTTGCGTCACGGGACTTGGAGCCGTCAAAGAACAGCACCACCCGTTCGCCGTCGACCAGCTCGCGCAGCGGGCGGCCATCTATGCCGTCTGCGGCGTTCAGTGTCCAGCGCCGCGGGTCAACCCAGGCACCATCGGGTGTCGTCGGCCAGTTCAGATACTTACGCTTGCTGTCATCGGCCTTGGCGCTCTTGATCATGATGCGCGCGATATTGGAGTCAATATTGACCCACCAACAATCGTCGTACACCCATTCCAGCGCCGCCCTCAGACTGGCGTAGTCCTTGAGATCGGTGTCGGCCGGGGCGATTCGAGCGTCGTATAGGCTTAAGCTCTTGCCTTGCTTGAGCTTTCGTCCCGAGGCAAGTATCTCCTCTTGGTCTTCCCAATCCTTGAATGTGGCCTCAGCGACAGATCCGATACCCGGTTTCCACGAGTTGCATGTCTCGATCATGCGAGAGCCCGACTTAGATACGTTGTCGGCCAACGTATTTTTGAACTCCTCGCCAGCCTTACCTAGCCAGTGCTCCGTCTCGTCGCCGACGATCGCGGTCGCTTCGGCGCCCTCGACAGAGGCTGACGAGTTGGCGACGATTTCCAGCTTGCCGCCGTCGTCCTTGTGGTAGAGCTTGAGGCCCGGATCGAGGCCGTGGTCGAGCACCACGCGCGAATGCTTTTTCGCGAAGGCGCGAACCATGCGCATGGTGTTTTCGGTCTGGGACTCGCTGACAGCGGCGATCTGTACCCAGGGCATAGAGACGGGCTTGCCGACGACACCGCCCGGCTTGGACGGGTCGAAGTGCTTGAGGCGCACCGGGGCGCAGAACTCCAAAAGCGCCCACACGGCGGCGTTCGGGCTCTTGCCCGTGCCCTTGGCCAGGCGTCGTGTGCCGTGGTTGTAGATCCATGAGCCATCGGGGTTTAGGCCGTACCAGTGCAGCCAGAACAGCAGTTGGCGCATGGTCGGCTGGTAGCGCTGACCGGCGCGCGGGCCGTTGGGCTGCACCAGGTACTTGACCGACCAGCGAAACGCCTCCCAGCCGAGCGTCAGAGGTGGGGCCGCCGCGAGGGCGAGCTGAAACGCTGCCTTGTCCTGTCCGCGCAGCAGATGGCCGCCCGGCAGTGTGTCCAGACGCGCGCCAGGCGCCGCGAGCGGCCCGAAAGGGGCCGACACCCCTACTCTCCGTCAGTGCCGGTCGGGGGCACGATGGTGAACACCTGGGCCATAGCCTCGTCGGCGGCCTCGTCATCCTCATCGCCCACACGGCGCTTTAGCTCGATCCCCAGACGGCGCTTATCCGCGGGCGACACCAGGAGCGTGTTTAGGCCCATCTGGACCGTTTTCCATGCCTCCGATGACGGCACCTTGCGGGACAGCACGGCATTCAGGTAGCGCAGCTCAAGGCGCACACGATGCCAATCGGCCTCGCTGTAGAAACGGGCCTCCGCGCTCTCACGCAGGGAATTCCACAGATCGAGCACCATCTCGTCGACCTCGGGGATACCCAGCACGTGCGGGGGTGCACTCGCCTCGCCGACCTGCTCGGCCTCGGCCTCGCCATAAGAGGCAGGCTTATTGGTGCGTCGGCGCTGATCGTCGCGCTTGGGGGCGGGGCCGGACATGCTGAAACCTCCTGTGCGCACCAGGCGCGACGTCTGGGGAATCCGCGCCACCGGGGCGCGTGAGAGAAAGTTGTCGAGCGTTGTTGACGCAGTCGCTGCCCTGCGCTGTGCACGAAGCCGGGTTGACTAGTCCCGACACATTCACACCGAGTTACCAGCGGCCTCTATGTCTACTGGGCTACTCGTGCACAAAACTCAAAATCCCGAGCAGTCGAAAGACGCTGCGCTGCAATCGGTGTAGGACGCAGAGCTGTCGCTCGACGCCACGAATGCCGCCGCGCCGATCGCGGCAGTTGCGGCGTCGCTGCTCGATGAGCCGTAGGACGGGTGCGAACGGCGCTTGTCACGATCGGTGTTGCCCATGTTCAGCCTTTCGGGGTTTGACGTGCAACGACGGCGTTTTGCCGACGTTAGCTGTGACCTGAGTGGAGTTGAACGCACTTGCCTCCCGTGTCCGGGCGCTCTGCCGATGAGCTACAGGTCTGGTTATCGCGGCCGGGATTCATTGCCCGATAGTGGGCGCCATGCTTCGCGCTGGCATCATCCGTCGACCGCGAAGGTCTGATTACTGGGCGCGGGCGATTGCGGCGTTGGCCCAGAGCATCGCCTGTTCGATGTTGGTGAGCGCCAATGCCTTCTCGCGCCCAGGCGGCACATCGCGGTCAATCTTGTGTGCGAGATTGGCACATGCCTCACGCACGCTTCCGTGCTCGGCGCGCTTCTCATCGGTGGTCGCCGGATGGAATGCGAAACGATGCTTGATGTCTATGAAGCTATTCGGATTGTCGTACATCACGCTCCTAGCGCTTGATTATTTGCTGACTGATTAGCTGGTAAGGGCACCCTAAAAAGCCCTGTAACCCGTACGGTTCCCCTGGCGCTATGGCCCCTTGGGGGACCCATCGACGCAGGTCGGAGTACCCCCCCAGGGTGTGCCCGTTGGCACCGCCCCTGAGCTGCACTGATGGGTCGCAACGCGCGTGGCACCCCTGCTGACCTGCGCATATCCAACCATCGCGCTTGTGTTTGCTATTAGCCCTAGATTGTTTGCTGGGCGGATGGGCGACGAGGCAATCGTGTATGGCGAGGATGACCCGCAGTCATACAGCCCGCGAATCACGTTGCACTGCCACTCATTCAGTGACAATCCCATATGCTCACTGAATGCGATGAGCGCTGCATCCGGCGTCTTGGACCAACCGCGCATCACTCACCATCCTTGACTTGTGTGAAATGCGTTGCATCACAGCCACGCTCACGATGCTCTGTCACGGCTGCCTGCATATCAGGCACCGATAGGTGCACACACTGATAGGCGTTATCCCTATCGTGGCGCACCATCTCCTCCGTGTGGGCGTGTATGGCTACGGTCAGCACATGCCCGCACGTATCGCAAAGCATTGTGGCCGTGGTGTTCTCAGCCTGCATGGCCACCGCGCACCGCCCTCCTACTGGTCGCCGGGGTGTGAATCGCGGCCCCGCTCTCGCCGCCTGCGCCGCTGCTCGGCACGTGCCTTATTGCTTTTGGCCAGTGCGGCAATGCGTTCCCGGTATGACTTGTAATCGTGACAGGGCTCGCACGCGGCCTGCAGGTTCGCGGGATTGAGCGATCGAGGGTCACTGCGTGAAATGCCCAGCGTTGCAAGGTTGATCTTGTGATCGACCTGTTTCGCAACGCCGATGCAAACCCCCGGCACCTGAATCTCGCAGCGCCCGTGAGCATCTGCGATCACTTTCCTGTATACGGGGCGCCATCCGGCGGGCTTACTCTGCCCGTAACTACTCACTCGATGCCCCATTGTCGTTGTAGTGCATGGCCTGCGCATCGGCCAGCAGACCGGCCGTGATGTAGCGCGGCTGTGACCCGTCCTTGGGATAGCAGCCGACACCGCCTCGACGATCACCGGCACTGGTGATCCATTGGCCGCCGATGACCAAGACGTAGTCAACCGGCACTATGGGCATGCCGTCATCGTCCTCATGGTTGGCGACGTCGATCAGCTCTGAAACAACCTCGGCCAGTTTGGCGTAGGCGGCCTTACGCCGATCGGTACTCGGCGTCATGCCGGGGCGATGGGCTTGAGGCCCTGCAATCCCGGCAGGCGCTCAAGGTTCGCGTCGGCGAGATCAACAGTCGCGGTCTCGCGCGGGGCGCGAATCGCAAACGGGGCGATGTACTGGTCGCGCTTGTCGTAGCGCACAGAGCTGAACACAAGGTCATAGATCAGCTCGTCGATCGGGAGCGCCTCATTGCATGCCAGCAGCTCGACGCCCGCATTCAGAGCGCCCTGCCGATACACGCTGATCGTGACACCTGACGAGCTGGTTGTCAGGCTCGCAATATCTTGCCCACCAAGCGATCCCGTGAATATCACGTTGTACTGCTGCCCCGGTGTGCCCGTCACGGTCACGTTCCCGGCCCCGATAGCGGGGATGGCCTGCAGCGCCGCCTCGACCGCGAACACTGGTGCGTCATAGGCGATCTGAGCCGATGGCGTGCCGTTGTAGGACAGGACGAACGGGGTGGTGGTGCCCGGCGCGATCGTCACACGCTGCGTCTCATTGACGCTCGCATGCGCGATAGTGCGCAGAACGCCGTCGCTCGCATCGAACCGCGCCCGCACAGGGGCAACGGCAATGCCGCGGGGTGGCGTCAGGGTCGGGCACCACAGGATCGTGCCGCTCGGAAGACGGGGAATGAAATCCACGAACGCCGACGCGACACGCTCGTCGGGATGAGAGTCCGCGTCAACGTAGTCGACGACGATCGAGGACAGACGGCCAGTGACAGTGACGTATTCGAGGACAGACATCAGACCCCCGAAGGCGCCTGGCCAACGGCCTTGAGGGCATCGAGAGTCTCGACGTCGGTCGCATCAAGAGCCTTATCGACCCCGTCGCGATCCTGCTCGTCATCCTCGCCGCCAAACGACGCCGCGAACGTACCAACCGGAAGCACAGAGTGATTAGCGCCCGTACCGCGCTCGGTGTAGTCGATCGTCACCTCATAGACGGTGCCCGGCGTCTCGTGATCGTCCGGGCGCGAGGTGGCGCCGGTGATCTCAGCGTCGCATGACAAGGTCGGGGGCAGCTCGTCGCGCACCTGGGCGAGCGCCAGCTGCAGAACCTTGTTGCGCTGCACAGGGCCACGCGGAATGAATACCTCAACAGTCTTCTGCGGCATACGAATCGCTCCTGAAAAGAATGAGGCCCCACCAGCCTGGGCGCTATGCCGACTCAAAATGTCAAGGCATTGCGCAGCTGTGGGGCTCTTGGGGGGTATGTGGGCACAGTTGTGCCAGTGCGATACGTAGTCTAAAAGCGAAAACACCAAACTCGACGCGGCCGACAGAGTTTGTCCACGCGCCCCCTATCTGAACACCGTCATGCCGGTGAGCGCCTCAATTCGCCATTTGATCTCGTCGACCATGATGAGCGCACGACCCTTGTCCGTCAGCTCGAAATCGCCGCGACAGCTACAGTCGCACCCGGTGACCAACCCGCGACCCTGCACACGCCGGAACTTCGCAAGAACCACTTTCCACGGCACGCCGGGAACCTCACCGAGAGGCGGGCGGTCCGGCGCGTCGAGCGCATACCCGCCGAGGATGCACGCAACGTCCCACCGCGTCGCCCACAACCCATGACGCGACGCAGCGGCCACCGCGCGTAAGAACACGACGTCGTCTATGTCGCGGGCGTGCTGATAGTCGACCGTCATCGCTCAAGCTCCTCGCTCGTGTAGATCAACGATGCAAGGGTCGTAGTGCCCGGATTCTCGTACCATTCCCTTATCGGTGCTAGAGCTTCACGGGCAGCGGCGACCTCCCTCGGGTAGGCAGTGGGGGCGACTACCCAGTCCTCTCGCGGGCACCTCTCCCTCCGCGCTCGCTCAATCGCCTCAGCAGATCGTTGCGCGGCCTCGACTGCAGGGTCACTCATCAAAGCACCTCCTCTATGTACCACTCGACGCAGTCGGCATCTACCCCAGTGATCTGAGTGTCAGGGTGCGCCTCGATCGCCCAACGCATATCGTCGAGCATCCGGCGCAAGCGCGCCTTGTCGCCGCAATCAGGCCCCATCCGCGGGGGCATGGCAACCTCACACACGGGGGTATTGCGTTCGATCTTGTCGGCGAACTTGCTGAACGCCAGCGCCAAGAAATCTGCCTCATTAGTGTCGATCATCTCAAGATCGCTTGCGACCTCACGGGCCGCTGATGCTATGACGCTCATGCCTTTACCTCAATCTGCTCGGTATAGAAGTCCAGGATGCAAGCCACGGTCTCGTAGCCCATGCGCAGCTTGCGGGCGATCGTGCTCGGGGCGGTGCCCGCGGTGTACTCGGCAAGGACCCGCGCAACCCTGAGGGCGTCAACGCGGGTGACCCCGGCCTCGACGATTCGCGCCGCCGCCTCGACGTGGTGTACCTCGACGTCAGCCACTGTGTCATCAAGTCGCACAGGCTCGCTCAGCTCAAGCGTCGCCGATATCGCCGCCGCCTCATCCACGTCATCTATCACGCCATAGACCTTGTCAGCGTGAGGAACCGAGTCCAAATGAATCGGTGCTGGCACATGCACGTGGTCGTGATGCTCCTCAGCCTCGGGCGCGGCCACCTCGTCGAGCTGCTCGACGCGATGAGCGCTCGACAGCGCCAGCAGGGCAACCGTCGAGCCCGTGATGCTCAAGTCAATGGCCAGCGGCCACAGCCAGGCCACCGCGCTGCGCATGCCCGCGTAGGTCGCCGCCAGGTCACGCAGCGCCTCGAAAGACAGGACGAACGCGCAGCATGCCAGGGCGACCGTGATCGCCAGCGCCGCCCAATAGCTGCGTCCGACGATGCGAGAGCGCACCAGGGCGTGAACGCCGTGTGTGGCCAGCAGCAGGACGACGGGCGGGGCGAGAGACATGCTGGCCGCGATGACGGGACTCGCACCGCTGTCGCTGGCGCTCAGCAGGGCGTGCGTCACGTTCCCCAAGATTGAGGCCGCGGTGCCGCTGATCAGCCACCACCAAAAGAAACGTGTTGCGCTATCGCGATAATCGCTCATGCGACCACCCGCCCATCCTCGGTAAACCAAGCGTTCTGCCATGGCTTGTACTGCCAAGTGGCGACGAGAGTGTCTCCCGCCCAGTGCTGAATCTCGGCCATGCGATCCGGCGTCCATCGCCACGTGGGGCGCATCCGGCGAGGTGTCGCCATCATGGCCGCTTTCAGCGACCCATAGACACCAAGAATATGCAATGTCTCCTCGTAACCCTGCTCGGGATCGACCAGGATATACACGCGCGCACTGTGTTTCGTCACGCTCATGTCTTGATGGGCTCCTATTCCCTTGTGTCCCTTGTGCTACTGCGCGCGTAGGCGCTTGATGCGGTGAACTGTCTTGATGCGGTCGGCGTAGAAACTGCGCCACGCGGCGTGCGCCTCGCTGGGGCCGATGAAGTCACACACGATGCGCCCCTCACTGGTCAGGCTCGACTTGACGAAACGGAACCGGCCGCGCTCCCCGCGGATCGACACCTCTGCGCCGCGCGCCAGCTCCCGGCCGCGCACGATGACGGGTGGGCCTTCCGCGAGGGGCTTGGGCTGAATGACCTTGCAACGCTTCACGCCCTCACCCCCTCGGTAGTTTCGATAGGCGCTTGTCGTCCTCACGTGAGAACCAACCGTGATAGCCGTTGTCCCACTGGACATGGACCATCTCGTGATCTATCTCCGTTACAGTCCCCTCGCTCTGGCACAGAATGTTGCTCTCGACTCGGTCGTTTACGTTCAGTTTCATTGGTCCATCCCCTCATGGGTTGATGCGTCAACCGTAGCACGTTTCATAGTTGATGCAACAACTTTCTTGTTCTTGCGTGGCCTCCCGCGTTTCTTGCGGCCCTCAGCGAGACGGGCGGCCTCGGCGCGGGCATGCTCATCGAGCACCTCGACCACGTCGCCCAGCCGGTACCAGACACGGTCGCCGACGATCTCGCTTGGCTGCACCTGCGTCAGCAGGGCGTAGAACGACGAGCGAGGAGGGGCTGACTCCCCTCGCAGGACGCGCACCAGGCGCAGGCAGTCGGCGGCGCTGTACTGCTGGCGATTGGCCGACTGCAGCGCGTTATCGCGAACCCAGTCGATCGGCCACGCCCACATGCAGCCGCCGCACTTGACCTCGGGGCTGGTGTCGTCGGCGTCCGCGTACAGCCCCGAGGCGCACTGAGGGCACGGGCCGTAATAGTGCGATTCAGCGGGGAGGTCGATAAGACGCTCCCCCTCCTCGCTGAGTCGACGCACATCGCCGAGCAGCGCGTCGACACCGTGCCACTGCATCAGCTCGGCGGGGTGCTCGGCGAGATCGTCGGCGCCACCGGGCGTTGCACGATGAGCATCGGTCACCGCGAGAGAGCGCCACTGCCAGGGCAGGATCGGCCCAACGAGGCCATACGGGACAGCGCAGCGAATGAACGCGCCCAGCGTGCACGTGATCAGTTCGCGGCGTACGTCGGCGGCGCGCATATTCAAAGGGAGGCCGGGCTTTTCGCCCTCCCCGCTGACGCGCAGCTTCTCGCGGGCCGTCTTGCCCTGCCCGTACGCCGTCTCATGAAGACGATCGAGCAGCCACGGAACACCGCGCAGCAGGCGGCGCAGAATCTTGGAGCACGACCAGCAGATCTGCGAATCATCCACGGGTGCTTCGCAATTCAAGCACACATGCATCAAATGTGACCTCTATTCAGTTGTTCAGCTAAACGCCGGCGCGGGTAGGAAACCGGCACCTACCGGCGCAGATGTGAAATGTCAGCTAATGAGTCCCGACTCAAAGATCAAGGCAATCTTCTCTGGATGGTGGATTGTCACCCACCCCTCGGTGTCCACACGCGCCACCTGCCCCGGCGCGGGAGGTGGCATCAGGATCAGTGGCGCCCAAAAGCGAACCCCGTTGTGCGACATGCAGCGCGCCACGTCGCCCGTCTTAGGGTTGAACTTGATCGTGTTCACCGGCTCGGTGGGCTCGCGACGCACTGCATCCACGGCGCTCAGCATCGCGTCAACACACGAAGGGGCCTCGCGGTCAATCTGCGCCGTACGCCCCTGAAGTCGCCAGTTGTGCACATAGGCGATCAACGCCTCGGTTGCGGCGTCGCGCTCGCGCTCATTCCACTCGCTCACATCAGGCATCAGGCGGCCCCCTCGCTGCGCTCAGCGGCGGCGGCGCGCAGCTGCGCCAAAGCCTCATCGCCCCACGCGGGCGAACTGATGCGGATATGGACCCCCGGCTGCTGGCCGATCTCGGCGATAACCTTGCGGCGCTCCGTATGCGTCACCTGCGAATCGTCCTGCCACACAACATCGGTCAAACCATCATTGACCGCGCGCTCAAGCTTGTCGGCGTCCGGGCGGTTCGTGGCCGCAGGCGTCCTAGTCTTCGGTGCCGACGCAGGGCGAGGCATCACGAACGTCAACGACGTAGACACCGGGTATTTCTTGGCCACAATCGGCAGACCGGCGTCCATCATCGCCTGCAAAGCCTGCAGCGCGATGCGATCACGCCACGGGCCGACAGCATCGCTCGACTCCTTGAGGATCGCCGTGCCATTCGACTTGCGAAACCCCATGAAGTCCTTAGAGCCCTGAGGGGCAGGCTTACCCGGCACGAAAAGGCGCAGCTGACGAGAGCCGTTACGCTCCGCGGTCACACGTGCATGCAGCACGTCATAGAGGGCGTCATGAGCCTCGACCGGCAGCAGATTGAGCACCTGCTCGGCGTGCTCCCAGCGATCATCCGAAACTTGCATCTGATAGGGCTCCTATTCCGTATTCAGTTGTGCGAACTACTGCGTACTCGCCGAAGCGAGGTCTAAGGGCGGCGCCCCCGATGGGCCACCGCGGGAGGTAACTGCGCGTCGACGTGTGACGGGTGTGGCGGGTTTTTCCGACATGGGCGCCAAACACGCGAATTTGAGAAGCCGCGAAAGATGCGACCAGGCGTTTTAGAAGACGAAAACGCGATAGTAGGACAATGTTGCAAAAACCCACCACACCCGTCACACATCTCCTCTACCTGCGAAAATACGCCCTTAAACCCGTCACCAAACCCGTCACTAACCCACCACCAACCCGTCACCCCGCCCGCCGTCGTGTGGTGGGTTTGTGGCGAGTTTGTGACGGGTTGAGGAGTCAACCCACCGCGTAGCTGGCGAGCGACGAAAAGCCCCCGCGCAGCGCCCGCGGCGGCCCCCGATGGCGCGGGCAGGCCCGCGTAGCCCCGATGCGTCATAGTCACCGCCAGGCCCCCGCCCGCTCGGGCGCAACATCGTGTGGCAACCATTCAGGGCGCACCTTGAGCTTGTATGCCTTGCCGCCGCGGGTCTTGATGAACTGCACCCCGAACCGTGTCGTCAGCTCCCGGCCCAGCTTGGTTGAGCTGACCTCTTTCTCGCCGTTCGCGAACGCCCACGCCTGAAATGAGCGGCCCACAACCAGGGCCATCGTGGTATCGCGGCCGTCGTTGTCGATCTCGCAGCACTCGGACAGAAAGCGCGCTAGGGCGTCCTCCTGCTCGGCGTACTCCGCTGTCGCCGTACGCACGCCCTCAGGGGCATTGAGGCCCTTCTCAATGACGGTGCGCGCCCCGGCGACAATCCACGCCAAGATGGCCGCGCCCTCCTCCTCGATCAAGGTCGTCTGCAGGCCCTCGACGCGTTCGTGCTCAGGGACGGTGAAGCGGAACGGGATCACCTGCAGGCGCCGCCAAAATGACGTACCGCCGCCCTCGACCTCGGGCTTGTGGTTACCCATCAAGAACAGCGAGTGAGACGGTGTGAAGTCAAAGAAATCGGCGCGCATGTAGCGGCCCGTGAGAGTGTCGCCACCTGTGAGGAGTTTGACCTTGGCCTCGTCGAACTTGCTGCCCTGGTTGACTTCCGAGCACACCACCAGGCGCGCGCCATGCAGGCGGGCGATCTCCGTCTCGTGCCGGTCGCGCCCGGCTAGCAGGAAGTTGGCAGGGGCGCTGATCGCGTAGTCGCCGAACGCCCCGGCGAGCACTTCCATGAACACGCTCTTGCCGTTGGACCCGCCACCGAACAGGAACGGCAGCACGTGATGGGTTACCTCGCCGACCGCCGCATACCCGGCCAGGCGCTGCATGTAGGCGACCATCTCGCGATCACCACCGAAAGTTCTACGCAGGAACGCCGCCCAGCGCGGCGCCTGGGCGTTCGGGTCGTAGGCGACGCCGGTCTGTTTGGTGTGCCAGCCCTCAGGGCTGTGCGCGCTCAATTCCCCGGTGCGCAGATCCACGACCCCGTTCGGGGTGTTCAGCTCGAAAGGGTTTGCGTCAAGTTCCCCGAGCGTTACGCGCATGCTCGGGTTGCACCGCGCGAGCGCCACCATGTTCTCAAGGGAGCGCCGCCCCAGGCTTCTGATCTTGTGCTTGGCGGTTTCCTTGTCGCCCTTTTCGACCTCGATCGCCTCAACGACCTTGCGGGCCGCCGTCATCGCTTCCCCGCCATCGGTGCTCGTGCGCCACCGCGTGCTCGCCCAGCTCAGCCACTTGCCGCTGTCGGGGCAGTAGCGCAGTCTGTCGCCCCACGCCTCGACCAACAGGTCAGCGTTGCCGGTGTCGGTGAGCGTCACCGTCGCAGTTACCTCAAGACGATGCTCGTCAAGTTCAACTACCTGCGCTAACGAGCCCTCGGAGTTAACGCCATCAGGCGGGCTCGGGACCTCCGCCGGCGTTTTGCTGCTAACTAAGGTGAGCGTCTTGCCGCTATTGGCTAGCTCGTCGAGGTGCTTGTGTTTGCCGAACTCGGTGGCAAGCTCATCATCGGTCTTGCTCGCCACATGGCCCTCAGCCCAGGCGAGCGCGTTCGGGATCTCGAAATCAGGCACCGCGCGCTTGTCCCGAGCACACTCGCTCGCGAAACGCTCGGTGACGACCTTGACCGCATCGCGGTACGAGTCGGCGGTCAGGCAGCCGTTGCGCTGCGCGGCCATGATGCGCACACACTGGCGCACCAACCACGGGTGGCGCTCGGTAATGGGCTCGGTGCGCCACGCCTTGATGGTCGGCGCAAAGTACTCGCACGTGTAGACACCGGACTCCCAGGACGAGGGCGCCGACACCACGGCCCGCTGCCCGATGCTGCGATCACCCTCGTATTCACAGACCCCGGCCTCGTCGAGCCGCTCGCGCAGCTCCTCGATCGCAATCGGTGCGCCCGTGTCGAACTCGACCGACACCGCGATCGGTTCGCCCTTGAGGTTGAACGTGCCCGGCACGCGCAGCACGCGGGCCAAGTCGTAGACGCCGCGGTCGATCTTGGCGCCCAGGCGCTCGGCGACCACACACGCCAACCGTCCCCAGCGCTTGAGCAGCGCGGCGGCCTCGGTGCGCAGCTCGTGCGTTGCTTCCGCCATTGAGGCGAAATCGCTACCAGGTAGCAGGATCTGCCCGTCCTCGATCGGCCAATACGGCTGTAGGCCATGGCCGCTATGCACGATGGCGCTCGGGCGTGTGCCCAGAATAGCGCTCAGCTCGTCAATGATCGCTTGCGCGTGCTCGATGTCCTGGCACGCCCCAGCCTTGACGTCGAGGTCGCACCAGATGGCCGCCCAGCGCGTGACGTCGTTAGCGCCCCCGCGGCCCGCCTCGCGCTCGCCGATCGGGTTGACACCAAACCAGACGTTTTGACCGTCAGCAAGGCTCAGGGCGCGGGTCTGCACCGTCTCGTCGAATGCAACGACCTGGGACAGGAATTGCCCGCCAGGGGGCTGGTAATTCAGGCTCAGGTGCTCGCCCTCGGTGTACCCGAGAGTGTCGAGCAGTTCTGTGAAGCTCACGCGTTGTGGTCCCTATTCAGTTGTCGTCGAGCGCATCTGCGGCATTGGGAGGCGCAGCGCCGAGGCGAGAGCCTGTGTCTCAAATCGCCCCGGCGCGCGCCGGTCTAGGGAGTGGTGATCACAGTTCGTTGACTCCTGCCGTCTGATCACTGGCCGCGGGGGCAAGCTCGAATAGTGGGTCATGTTGTGCCTCAATGCGCCTGCGCTGCTCGACACGCTTTGAATCGCCCCGGCGCTGTGCCCCGCGGCGCTTGGCGCACGTCTGGCACATGGCCATCAGGTTCGTATCGAGGGTGTTGGTCTTGTCGCCGTCCAGATAGACGCACGTGAGCGAAATCATCTTGTCGGCACCGTGGACGCCGGGGCGCCCATGGGCGTTGGGGCAGCGGTAGTGAATACCGAACCGATGCGAGCGACCGCAGTCGCCCTCGCACTCACAGCGCCCGTCCGCGCGGGTGAACTTGACATAGTCGTAAAGCTCGATCAGCTCGCGCGCCGACAGCTTGGCGCGTGCCCGCGCCATCAGTGCCGCACCAATACGACGGTCGCCGTGATCAGCAGGCTCGCCAGCGCAAGCCCTATGAGCGGCTCGGTGTGACCGAACGCCAACCCGAGGGCACCCACGACAAACGTGAGCGCCCACGGGATTAGGACCGTTACCAATGTGTCGAGGTCGTCGCGATCGTTGTTCACGGTGCCCCCTTAAGCGCAGCCACCGCGGCGGACAGGTCATCGGGTCGGTAGCCGTCGATCCACTCCTCGCCGACGCGCGTGACCGGCACCTCTTGATAGCCCTTGGCCAGCAGCAGGTCTCGGGCCTCGGCGTCCAGATCGGCTCGCACCTCCTGGTACTCGGCGTTGAGTTCGTCGAGCTTGCGTTTGACCGCTTTGCAGCGGTGACATACCAGCGACGTATACACGATGATCAAGGCTCACTGCCCCTTCACGTTGAGGATCTGGCGCAGCTCGTGCACGACCTCGACGAGGTCGCTTGCATCGGCCATCACCTGATCAATGTCCTTGTACGCCTGCGGGATTTCGTCGACCCACGCCTCACCGTGGCGGTACTCGATCCCCTTCATGGCATGTGCCAGGTCATCGGCGGTGAACATCTGCCGGGCCTTGGTACGCGAGAAACGGCGGCCCGCGCCATGAGGTGCAGAGCACAGGCCCTCGACACTGCCCTTGCCGCGCACCACATACGAACGTGTCCCCATGCTTCCGGGGATAAGGCCCATGACGCCAGGGCGGGCGTCGATCGCACCCTTGCGGGTAAGCCAGACCAGTTGGCCGCCGTGCAGTTCTTGAGTTGTGTAGTTGTGGTGGGTGTTGATGCGGTCGACCTCGATCGCCGGGCCGCTGTCGGCAGGTAGGCCCATCCAGTGCGCGAAAGCGCGCATGAACCGATCCATCATCTCGGCACGGTTGAGCAACGCGAACCGCTGCGCCCAACGCAGTTCTGCAATGTAGTCATCGAACTCAAGGGAGCCCTCTTTCAGGTAAGCGAGGTCCCGGTTCGGCAGATCCGCACCGAAGCAACGGTTTTGGGCGATCTTGATGTGCTTCTGCGCGATCTTGTTGCCGACCCCACGCGATCCTGAATGCAGGAACAGCCACACGCGCTCGCGCTCGTCGACACATAGTTCGATGAAGTGGTTGCCGCCGCCCAGGCTGCCCAGCTGCTCGCGCCACTTCGGCGAATGCGACAAGTCTGTGCCCGTCGCCAAGGCCAGGCCCTCAAGCTCGGCAATGCGGTTGGCGGTGAACGGGAAACGGTAAGTGTGCTTGTTGTAGTTGCCCGGCGACAGCGGGATCGCCGACTCGACCGACTTGCGCAGCTCGGCCAGGTCGCGCCCCTCAAGGGCACTCAGGGTGTAGATCGTGCGGGCTGCGATCATGCCGCACCCGATGTCAACGCCCACGGCGGCCGGGATGACAGCACCCACGGTTGGGATGACGGTGCCCACCGCAGATCCCTTGCCGCTGTGCGCATCTGGCATCAGCGCAACGTGCGGATGCACGAACGGCATGGACGCGGTTTCTTTGGCTTGCTCGATGGTGTTGTCGTCGATTTGAGAGGCAAAGTTGATGAGGTGATCATTGATGCGTTGCACGCGGGGCTCCTATATTCAGTTGTGGAATGCTTTGAGAGACAAGACAGGCCGGTGACAACCCCCCGGTGTCACCGGCCTGTCGCATTACCCGTGCGCTACTTGACCTTGCCCAACTTCTTGAGCGCCTCGTAAGCCTCCGGGCTCACGCCCTCGGGCAGCTCCTCAGCGGCCGGGGCCGCCGACTCGCTCGGCTTGACATAGCGCGCGCTGTACAGCTTGGGAGCAGTCAGGTAGCCCTTGCGCTCACCGTCTCCGGTGTAGGTGACGTGCAGCTCCCCGCCGACGTCCAGGCCCCGCGAGCCAGCAGCGATCACAGCTTCCTGAACCGCCTTGCGCAGGCCGCCCTTGACGAAAATGCGGCGCTTGCCGTCATCGTCCTCGATGGCCGGGTCGCGCAGATCCGTTTGCACGGTCACGACCAGCTGCATCTTGGGGTTGCCGTCCGGCCACGTTTCGAGATCGCCCGATTCGAGGTCACGCTGCTGCTGTTGGGTGGGCTCCTCGACGATCACACCGCCCACGGTGTCGCCGTGCGTCTTGAACTTCGCAGACGGAGCGCCGCCACCGGAAAGGAACCCGTAGGAATCGTTGCTCATGTATTCAGTTATCCAATCTATTCAGTTGTGAAATGCGTTGCACCCGTTTGGGGCTCAGCGTTTATACCATCCGCAACCACCAATTAGCGGGTCTCACCTGCGCTTTGTCCGACCGCCGTGTACGGGCCACTGACACTCAGTAGCGCCCTGTGATTGCCGTCGCTCGACGCCCGCAGCGGGTTCCAACGCCGAGCTGAGGGCGTCTTCCACCACCACCGCCCCTCCGTGAAGCGATACAGCCAGGGGTGCTCGGGGTTGCTGTCACGCCACACGGTGCCGTCTCGGGCCTCCGCGCAGTCCAGAGAGCGGAGCTGGCGCACATCCTCACGCGCGGCGCAATCTAGCGCACGCTGAAAATTCTCGGCCGCATACCGCAAGTCTTCGGGATGCCACGTACCGCCCGCGAGTTCCAGTACCTCGGATGCGCGTACAAGTACAGGTACGGCCTTGTGCATGTCCGCGATCAACTCGGCGGTAATCAGGTTGCATTTCAACTCAGGCACCCCCAAGACTCGCAACCAGGCGCACCACAGTTGCCCTTACAATCCCCAGCCTCGGGCGGGTTGACGCTTGGCGCCCCGTCGTCGAGCAGCTTGCCCAAGTCGGCGAGATCCACCTCACCCGTCGCCGAGACCGACTCCCATCTGCCCACCGAGGGAGGCCCGTCGCGGAACACGCGCACGTCCTGCCCCAACCAATAGACACCCTCAGATAGGAAACGGTGACGCTCCCCCAATCTGTTATGTGCCTCAAGGTAATACATCATGTTGCCGGTGACAGTGGGGATATTCTCGACGGTCAACACGCACGAGCCGGGAATCGGGCGCCACCAGGTGGCATCAGTACCGTTGTCTGCCATGCTATTTGCCTCCTGTGCATGCGTGCGGGCGATCATCGTCACGCCGGGTAGTGTGAAACGGGCAGAACATGCAGTCATGTGCCACCTTGGGCACCATCGAGAGACGCTCAGGGTGCTGCTCGATCTGCATCTCGTCGAGCACGATCGCGATGTTGTCGAGCTTGTCGAGCATCTCGTTAACGATCTCGTCGTTGTACGGTTCGCTCCAAACGAACGAACTTGCCAACATGCCTCCGCGCGGAATGAACCAGATACCAACGCGATTGACCTCGAACCCCTCATTACGGTACCCGCGCCCATATGCGTGGGCCTGAATGCGGTACTCGGGCGATGGCCCCTCTTTCTTGTACTTGCGCATGCGATCTACGCCGGGGAATTTGAGGTCGAGGACCGTGCCCGTCCACGTGTCGAACAGATCGCACGTTCCCGCTAGATCGCTGCGCACCTGCACGCGGCGTTCAGAGAGCCACCGCCCGATCGCCGTCGGGTCACCGTCGCCGGTCAGGTCACCCAAGGTCGTGCAGCGCGGGCCGCCCGGCTCAGACCCATTTGCGGCCTCCCATGCGGCACGCTCGTCAATGATCTGCGCGTTGTCATACTCGACAGCCTCCTCCCACTTCGCATGCCCTGCTGTGCCCATCCACGCGGGGAGCGGGTCGAATTCGGGATTGATGCGCGGGAACTGCAGCAGTGTCGCCGCGAGCTTGCGGGGGCAGGGGTGGCCTACCTCGCTCGGGCCGATCGCCTTCTGTTGTGAGCGCGGGTGCTGTTTCCACTTGCGCCTGAGCACCCCCTTGAGGTCTTCACATAGCTCGACGTTGGGGTCACGCCGCGCGACCGCATACTCGGCGTCCTCGTCATCCAGACCGAGAAACGATGATGACATGTTGCTCATATTCAGTTGTGTCGCTTCCCTATTGAGTTGTTGGTCCGGGCTATCGTTGCGCCTCTAGCCCTTTCACCATGTCGCCGTATTCCTGCGCAGCCTTGTCGGCCGTGTCTCGGTACTGCATGTAGGCCGCGTGGATGCTTGGGGCTGCGAGTGCGGCACGTGTTACCGTCGCCGCGAATGTCAAGGCATCGTCAGGCGTCCAGCTCATGGCACCCCGCAGATTCCTGGTGATCTCGATCCGCACCTGCCCCTCTGGGGCGAGCACGCCGACGTGGATACTGCCGTTGCTTGTGGGTATCTCACCGAACTTGACATAGTTGCTCACGAGGTCATCCCCTTAACCCACACGCGCGAAAGCCATTTCACGACACGTGACCCGGCTGCGCTCTTGACCGTCTCCCGCTCCTCGCCCTGATGCTCCTCGTCGAGGTCCACATCGATGCGGGCAATGTGGACATCGAACACGTTCAGAGACAGTGACACCCTCACTCGTCGATCACCTCAAAGCGTGTCGACTCGCTGATGCTCATGCACTCGGCGTGGATCTCCGGGTGCAGCGACTTGAGTAGCTTCTGATCGAGGCGGTTCGTCTTGATTTGCTTCTGTCGCACCACCACCTTGTCGCCGATCGTGCCCTCGTCGGCACCGCCAAGCGCCTCGATCACGACCGGCTTTGCATACGACTCGATCTCATTGAGCCGTGACCGTTCGCGCTTCACGTAGCCGAGGAGGTCAACCTCGCCCTTGACGTGTGATAAATCCATAGTGAGCCCTAGCCTTTCGTGGGTTTAGTCATTGCTTGTTGCATCGCCCGGCACGTCTTCGCTAGGCCCGCAAGACGTGCGGTCAACTTGGCGAGCGGAGACATTGGCGGCAGTGGCGGATACTCCCCTACCGCAAAAGGGATTTCGTCGTCATCAGTCATGAGGCAACCACCGCCCTGCCACCGAATGCGCTCGGCGCACCCCTGATGACGCGCTGCGGATAGTCGGCGTACGTCATTCCCTCAAGGGCCTTGAGCGCCTCCTCGGCGTCCCACTCCGGGCGAGGCCCGTAGGCGATGGCCGCCTCGACCAGATCCCCCAGGCCCTGTAGATACGCGAGCATCACGTCGAACTCGCGGCGGTCGAGGTTCTCCCGCACAACCTCCGGGTCGGCGAACCACGGACGCGCATTTGATGTCATGGGCGCGACCGGATTTCAAGCACCGTGGGGAATTGGTCGGCCCACCCTGCGCGAAACCCGCCTGAGCGAATGTCATACACCTTGCCGACCTCAAGGGCCTGCCAGGTGTCCCACGAATTGAATCCGCCCGCAATCGAGTCCCCGACGTTGAAAGCGCCGCAACTCGTCGACAGTCGTTTGGTACGCGAGGTCCGCACCTTGCCCTTGCTGTCCGATTCGACGCTGCTGAGGATGTCCTTACCAGTGACTCGGCAGCCGTTGTGCCACTCCTGATTTACCGTCGAGCATGCTGTCAGGGCCACCGCGATTGCCCCGGCGCCCGCGGCGGCGAGCAGCTTGATTTCCTTCATGTGATGGGCTCCTATCCCTTGTTTGGTGGTTGGCGATCAGCGATGAATGAGTCGAGGCCGTTGCGAATTGCGATGGCCTGCTGCACGTCCACACGAACCGCGCGGGTGCCGTCGCTGTCGTCGCGGTGACGCTTGGACAGACCGACGTCAAACCAGGCGTGCTCGGTTGACTGGTCGTCGTCGTAGACGGTCACCCAATGCCCGCTAGTTGTGGGCATCGGGTTGCCATAGGCGTAGGGGGCATCGTCGTCGAGTACCTCGTCGATCTCCCCGCGGCCCTTGATCGACTCGCCAAGGCGCTCCTCGGCGAGTGGCAGCAGCTCCCCGATCACCCTGCGTAGCGCCGCGATCTCGGCGAGGTCGTAGGCGTTGGCGTCGCCACGTAGCTCGCGGGCGAGCAGGATCTTGCACCGCCGCGTTAGGGCCTTGATGTCCGGTACCCGTGTAATGCGTGTGATCGTCACTTGTCTGCCTCCCTGAGTTGATCTGTCAGCCCGGCGTATCCGCCGATATCCACATACGAATCGCGGTGAAACCCGCCCTTAGTGCGCGAGACCTTGAGGAGGATCATCAGATTCGCTACGTCGAGCGCCCCAAGCTCGGCGCCGAGATACGCCGACCACATCGCCGCGGTGCGTTCAAACGACGTGCGAGCGTCGCCGTAGTCGGCCGCACGCTGGCCATGGATGATCCGCTCGGCCTCCTGCAGGATCGACTCGCTTTGCTCGCCGTCCTCGCCGGCGGAGGCATCTGCGCCGATCACAGCCCTGTGTGTGGTATAGCCATGCATTGCCAGCAGCTGCGGGAACGTGAGCCCCTCGGGGGTACCGGTGTCGGCGGCGACCGCTGGCGCCTCAATGACACGCGGCCCTCCCGGCGCCCACGTGATCGCGCCGAGTGACCCCGAGCGGGCGAGCAGTCCCTCGACCAGGCGGCATGACTCACAGGTCATCGATCCGTCCGGGGTGAATGAGCGCGCTGGGCGATGGCGGCAGCGGTCGCACACCGGCAGGGCCTCGACGGCTTCCGGTTCGTTGCCCTCGATTTCGTGTTCGTCGTTCACGCGGCGGCCCTCCTAGATTCGATTCGACGTGCAGCGCGGAGCACCCCGCGCAGCTGTGAGTCGCGCAGCCCGAGCCGCGCGCACACCTCCCTGACCAGCACGCCGCTCTCGATCAGCTCGCGGTATCGCGCGGCGATACGCAGGATCTCGTCGGTGCTGCGGTACGTCATTTGCTTGCGGCGCATGTCCTGGGGCACCTCCCGATCCGTGGGCCATGTGAAGGCGATCCCATCGGCCTCGTAGCGGCGCAGCCGCATATCGAGGTTGTATGGGGTCAGCCCGAGGTCAAGGGCGATGCGCACCAACGACTTTCCGTAGAGGCGTTGATGCTCGTACTCCTCCAAAAAGTTGTCACGAAAAGACATCAGGCCACCGCCCCGCCGAGGCGGTCGCTGATCGCGCTCATAGCCACGCCGTCTGCGGTATCGGGGACCGGCAGCAGCAGGGCCAAGCCGTTGACGGGGCGGTAGAGCGCGGAGGTGGGCACCAGGCTCCCCAGCCAGTCGAGGGCTGTCGTGTCCTCGGTGCGAACCATCGCCGCCAGGGCGATGACAACGGACTTGATCGTGTAGTCGTCGAGCTTTCCGAGCTGTGCCCACACCTCTGCGGGGTCCTGCTCGCGCACCCGTTCTGTCAGCTCGATCGCCTCGTCGAGCACATCGGCGGCGATCATCGATTGCTCAGTGGTCAGCTCGAATTTGATCAGCCGGTCGAAATCCTTAACAGCTTTTGCGATCCGCCCGGCCATCAGCGATGTTGACGGGCGCAACATGAGGGCGACACGTATGACGGCAGCGCGGGTAAAGGTGCCCTCCTCGGGGTCCCATCCGTTGGCGCGCAGCTCGTCGCCGTGGCGCTCAAGCACCTTTCGCAGTGTTGGGTTATGCAGTACCCCGAGCAGTTCGCACACCTCCGCGACGGCCAGGGTCTCGCCGATCTGCTGAGGGCAGTGGTCAAGTACGGACGCATTCAGCGACAGGCGATCACGCTGCTCGCGCCTGCGTTGTGATGGCGAAGGACGCATCACAACACCCCCATCCCGCGCAGCGCGAGGGCGGCCATCGGGGCGCCGAAAAATGCGGCGACAGTGATCAGTAGCAGTGCGACGCTGAACGCGTCGGCGATGCGGTCGAACTTCCCATTTCGGCGCGGGCCGACCTGTTTGAGTAGAACGGGCGGTATGATGTTGCGTGACATTGCAAGTGGCTCCTATTCCCTTGGTTTTGTCGATCGCCCCAGGCCCCTACGCCTGGGGTGTTTTCGTTTCGTGCACGTCAGCCGGTCGCGATCACCTCAGCTCGTCGCATGGCAGTGTCTTGGCGTACCGACGCAGCTCGTCCATGGGAAACAGCACCTTGCGTCCGTACTTGCGGGCGACGATGTGACCCGCTCGGCGCAAGTTGTCCAGCTCGACAACAGACAGGCATAGCATTCGGGCTGCGTCGTCGCGGGTAACAAATAACGGCTCAACCTCGACGACAATCTCCGTCGCCTTCATGCCCGCACCTGTCGACGTGCGGGCCGACGAAGCACCTGACTTGCGGGCTCGACGACAAGGTCGGACATGCGAACACGCAGAAGCGCCGCAACGCGCGCAAGGACGGGGCCGCTGGCCACTCCCGACCATTGCTCATCGAATGAGCTGTAGACGGCCCTCTTGGTCAGTCCGCTGCGCTGAATCAAGACGTTGCGTGACTCGATTCCATTGCGGTACATGGCGTTTTCGACGGCCTGGGGTATCCACCTCAGCTCGTCCGGGAGGTCGATCGCGGGGCTTGATTGCATGGTTTAGACCGTAGCGAACGTTTCCCGTTTTCGGGCAATATTTTCCCGTTATCGGGCAATATATTTTTGCTCAATCCCAGCTAGATGCGGGAAACGGTTTCCCAAATACGGGAAACACGCTACGGTGTGTCGCATGGCAGCGAAGACAGATCACCCCGACGCCCTGACCGCGATGAGAGTCTTTACGAACCTCGTCCACGACGGCAGGGGGATGACCCTTACGCGCATACAGGAGGCGATGGGTATCGGCAGCAGCACATGGGAGCGCCGACTCAAGGGCAAGCCCCAAGGCTCAATAGAGGGCGTCCTTGATCCCAAGCTACTGATAACCGCCGCTCAGCACTTCGGGCTCAATCCCGTTGAAGTACTGGTCGAATGCGGGGTATTTAGCAAGGACACCGCCATCGAATACGTTGATCGGCTCAGGGGGCAGATGCCCCACCCTCCCCGAGCCAGACGTAGGCGCCTACGCGATTACGAGGTCATAGACGATGGAGAGGGGCTGCGGTAAAACAAGTCTCACGGTCCCGCCAGCGCTTAGCGGACATCGCCGCGAACCCGACCCCGCAAGCGCATGCAAACAACCACACGATGAAACTCGCCCAAAACGTATCTTGTACGCCACCGGGCAGGGCCACCGCTGTCACCACACGAACCACGCAGGCCGCCATACCCGAAAGCGCCGACAGAGAATATACGGTCGCCAGCAGCCGCGAGCCAGGCGCGCTGCGCAACGGGATGAGCGCGCGATAGCCGTACCAGAGTAGGTGAATGAGCATCCCGCACAATGTAATCCAATATGCCGTGAGCCATGCATCTGTCGGCACGCGAAAGAAGTCCGCGCGATAGACCTCAGAGCCCGTCCCCAGCGAAAAGGTCACAAACAATATTGGCATGCACATCGTCGCCGGTAGCTCGACGTCCCGTTTGAATTGGGCCTGCGTATACCCCGAAAGCTGCGATACCGCATTAAGCACGATCGCCGACGCGGCAACGATGTAGAGGTCGTGAGCTATCCAGTCCTCGACATTCCATTGCCCCGTCAGCGCATGCAGCGGGCGCCCCAGATGCTCACTAGCCCAAGGTGACATGAGCGCAACCGCGGCGCCCTGCAGCGTGATATTGACCGTCGCCGCGCGCTCCGCGCTGCATGACCAAGCCATGCGACGTATCCAAAGTGATCCCCCGATCGTGAGCAGCGTGAGAACAATCAACGCGACGAGCGCCATCCAAATCCCTTACCAGTAAGCGGTTTTGGGAGATCCCCTAATCCCCCCGACAGGCGCGACGGTACAACCACCACTCATGCGCACGCAGACAAATGATCAAACCCGGTCGATAACGATTCGATCACGCTACGACGGGTCTCCCTGTAGTAGCTCGCTCAAGCGCCCCATAGCAGCGCGAGAAAGGGTTAGGTCGACAAACTGGTAACCCTGAGTAGTCACAATGTCGCTGTGCCCGATCATGTCTCGCACGACATGAGGATCGACACCAGCCTCAAGCAGCAGCCGAGCGGTCGTGTGTCGGGCAATATGCAACGGCATCGTTTCCTTGCCCTCGGTAACCCCCGCCGCCAGCATCAATCGACGCCATTCCGCATAGTCATCACGTGGGTTGATTGGACGTCCATCGCGGTAATGCCACACAAGGTTGTGCGGGTTGGGCTCCCCGTCTGTCTGCTCGGCGAAAGTCAGCAGCATGGCCTGCAGTGGTGGCGCCATCGGCACAACACGCGTACCGCTCTGACTCTTTGGACGAGTCCACGCAAGCGAGCGGTGCACCACCTCGTACTCAAAACCAGCGGGCATGTCCCACTTGCGTTCTGGGCACCAGCCGGGACGCGAGACACCACATGGCCAGCCGTGCTCCGTGCGTACTCCGCAACCGTGGCGCTGCTGCAATTGCTGTAACTGGTAGGCAAGATCAAGCACACCGCGATCGAAGTCCACACGATCCCATGTCAGCCCGAGCAACTCGCCCTGCCGAGCACCCGTGAAGAATGCCGCCGCCCACCGCGTCGCCAGCAGGGCGCCCTTGGGGGTCTGCTCATCCAGTTCAATGGCAGTTTTTATGATATGTCTAGCAACCTCAGAGCTGAGGCCCGCACGCTTCTGCGGCACATGGCCCGGCTTGCGCACTACCGCCGCAACGTTGTGCTTGATCTTTCGGTGGCGCACCGCCTCATCGAGCGCCATTCGCAGCACCTGGTAGCCCTTCTGCGCATTGCGCGTCGAGCCCGCCTCGTGTAGAGCGCTGATCATGTCGTGCACGTCCTCGCTCGTGAGTTTGTCGAGTTGCTTGCGGCCCACAAACGGCTTTGCGTACAGACGCACCGCGCGCTCATAGAACACATAAGTACTCGGACGCACATGCCCTTGCATACCCAGCCAGCGATCCAGCCAAGCTCCCACAGTCCCGGCATTCGACACGGCGATACCGTCCGCAACGTCGTTGTGAGCCTCGCGCAGCTTTTCCGCAGCCTTCGCCCGGTCGCGCGAATACACCGTCTTGCGCCGACGCTTCCCATCCGGCCCAGGCGGCAGATCGACGCGCCCCACCCACATTCCATCGGCGCGCTGGAAAAGGCCACCCTCGCCGGGCGCCCGGCGCATTGATTTCTTGCGCCTCTTGACCTTTGGCGTCGTCACTTAGGGCTCTCCTATCCCTTTGTCGGATGTGCCCAGACTGTACCCAATAGGTGTACCCAAGCGGGATATAACGCCAAGACATGTAGAGGCAAACGGGCAACGGAATAAAGGCATTTCGCCAGGTCGCACGGTCGGATCAAAGAGACTTCTAATCCCTAGGTCGCAGGTTCGATTCCTGCCGGGGGCGCTGGTAGAAGGATATTTCTCGCTGAAAGCCGCCCATGAAGCTGGCGCAGCATCCGCCCCCCAGCTGCCGCACACGGCCATTCCTACGGGTACGTGCACGACGCGCTCACCGAAACAGACACACAGCTACGCGGACTGGGGGCCGAACAACCGCGCATGTAATGCCCGCGTAGCCACGCTGGCCTCGGGATAAACCACATCGCAGGCACAAACGCGGGCTTAGGCTGACGGCGTGAAATAGCTGCCATCTTGTTCTGGGAAATCATCTGAAAAAATGGGGCAGACATACGTTCTACCGAAAACCGAGACTAGGAATTCAAGCAACGATCCATCAAATTTATCCCACTCGTTATCTCGCGTAGCCTGGATAACAACCGGCCATTTATTCGAATCTGCCGATTCGTTCGTTAACCAGTAGACGACATCACCATTATCTGTATACGCACAAGCAGTAAGCGATTCAATTGGATAAGGCACCACCGCAGGTGGTACGCCTAGCAACTTCTCGCTGTCTAGGGACATCCTAAGAGCATCGCGCCATCCTGAAATTTGCGAACCAAGGTCAAGGTGGATATTGCCATCTTGGGGCATAAGCACCATGAGGAAATCATCGAACTTGCCGGAACCATACGTTTCAACGATCTCACGATAGTCAGGCGGCGTTACGAACCCCAAATGAGCATCGATAGCCTCCCAATCCCTAGCCACACGGCTAGCAGCGTGTGGAGGTGCAACTAGGGCGGTCAAATCTTCTATCAAGGCCATCCGGAATATTCCTCCATCGGAGCGGACGTGTGCATTCTCCAGGCTACCTGTTCAATATGGTGACGGCAAGATTAAATCCGTCTTCGCCTTTAGCGATGATTTGTACGGCTGCGGGCATTAACTCGCTGCCCTTGTATAGCGGCGTCACCGTATAGTTCACTATTTGACCCGGCACATCCTTAGTGCCTTCGACCGCCGTGCGTACCGCACCCTCAAATCCACTCATTACAGGCGCATTCACCGGACGCTGGATTAACGCGACGATGTTCTCGGATTCTTTTCCTCCGCCCAGCTGTCTTGCAAACAAGTGCCCCCGAGCGAAGCCACTGTTATCCACCCACCCAGGTGGTTTCGCTTTGCCCGCTTTAGCGCCGGTGCCGATCATGTCTGGGGTGATGCGTGCGGTGATGCCAGTGGGTCGTCCGAGGTTGTCGAGCCCCTGGTAGACGGCTTGTCCGCCCTGTTTTGTGATGTCGGTTACGACCGACGTGCCGACGGGTTTGGACGGCAGAGGTATGTCGTCCGCAGCGCGGATGGCGGCCTCGCCGCCTCGGATGCCTTCGATGCCTTTAAGTCCGCGTCCTATCGCGCCGAGGCCGGGCACGATAGCCATACCGTCCAGTGCGAGAGCAGCCTTATCGGCACCTGATGCTTGGTCAAAGTTGGTCGCCGTGCGAATGTCCGTAGGAATATCAGGGACGATCCCGTAGGTGCTCTTGCTGAATTCAGACCATGCGCCCGAAAACTCCTGAGCCTTAGACGGTTCCGGCGGGAAGGCTTGCCGAGACACATTGTCGGGAAGCAGCGGTATCTGAATCGGCGGTTGACCGTTATCGATCAGTCGCTGATTCATTTCCGTGAGCGCAAGGGTCTGGTCGGTGAGTTCACGGCGGGCATCGAACAGTGCTTGGCCCTGCCGCTTCACATCATCGGGGCCGGGAGCATTCTGGGGCGACATATAGACCTGCGCCGCAGATTGATCCACCACGGACTGGGCCTGCTTGACACGGTCCTGGGCTTGGTTGACCAGATCGAGTTGCTTCTGCACGGCATCTGCTGAAGGTGACGGCTGGAGAATTCCTTGCAGGCTCCCCGCATTGGGATTACCCGGCGCGGCAGGTTGGGTCGGCTGCTGGGGCCCACCGACCATGTTGCCCAGTAACTGACTGGCAGAAGAGGGCTGCGAGGGCGTGGGAGGCGTGGGTTTCGGGACATCGCCGGGCCCGTTGACAGCGGTCGCAGTCCCCGAGAGTGCATCGGTGGCCCCTGAGGTGTCGGGCATACCGGATGTGCCCAGGCTGGAAGCGGTGTTGACCATCCCGGAGACCTGGGAGACACCGCCTGCGACCTTGCCGGTCAGGTCGGCGACCTGACCACCGGCCTGGGTGAGCTGCTGCGCCTGCTCGGCCTGGGGCTTGAGCTGCGGGTTGGCATCGGCGGCCAGTTGTGCGCCCTGCCCGGCGTTATTGAGCCAGGTGGAGGCAATCGAGGCACCCGAGCCCACCGCGTCAGCGGTGTCGCTGATCCCTCCAGAAACCCCTTGTACCAACGCAACAGCGTCCATCGGATTAACCGCACCCGACTGAGCGCTAGAAGCCAGCGAGGCCCCCGCCTGGGCAGCCGAGCCGAAGTTTTGTGCCGCCGACCCCGCCGACTGCCCCAAATTCACACTGTCAGAGACGGTATTGGCGATATCACCGGGCAGCGACTGACCCAGCTGCGCACCATCTTGAGCCAGCGCCTGGGTATCGGGGCCTTGCGGCTGTTGTTGGTCAGACGAGTCTTGCTCGTCCTGCTTGCGGCGCCGCGTGGAGGCCGCACCGAGCAACAGCGCGGACAGATCATTATCACCAGACTGATCGTCGCGATCCTGCTGGTCCTTGTCGTCCTGCTTTTTGTCCTTGGACGGGGCTTTCGGCAGCTTCTGATTGCCGTTCTGCCTCTGCTGACCCTGCTGCTGCAACTGTTTGCTCAGATCATCAATGCGTTGACGATCCTGACTGGACTGCTGCTGCTTCTCCTGCAGCCGACGCGTCAGATCGTCGATCTTCTGCTGATCGGAGGACTGATCCGGCGATTGGTTGGGCTGCTGCCCAGCATCTTGTTGCGTCGGTTGTTGCGATGCCTGTTGCGGTTGTTGCACAGGCAGCTGTGCGCCCTGATTCGGCTGCCCACCTTGCGATCCCGCATCAGATCCCGGATTGAAATCCGGATTCGGCCTACCCGGCCCCTGCGTATACGGGGCAGCATTTTGATAATCCGGGATTTGAGTGCCATGCGCGGGCTGATCCCAGCTCTGCTGTGGTCCCTGCTGCCCACTGGAACCCTGGCTGCCGTTATTACTGACCGACGGAGCCTGCGTGTTGTAAATACTGACGCCATTGTTCTGATCCAGCGCCGGCTGATTGATCCCACCCTGATAATCCGGCATCTGACTGGGCATCTGCGGCGGCTGAAACTGCGAAGCATCAGGCCCATACGAACCAGACCCGTTCGAACCACCCCCACAATCCGGCGGACACTGCGCATGCGCTTGGGGCACCGTGGCCGGAGTAAACCAGCCCAAACCCAACCCACCCGCCGAGAACATCAACAACGCAACAACACCCGACGTCGCGGCCGCCTTATGCGAAGCATCAGTAGCCCACTTCCACAGACCCGCAAGACCTTTCCACCACCCCAGATTGGCCCCCACACCCCAAACCAACACCGCGACAATCGCAGCGACCGCCGCCAGCGTGTTGGCACCGACGATGGTGGGCCCCACTTTCGGGGTCAGCCACGCCGTCATCACCACGAGCGCCAACCCACCGCCGACAAGCGCGGCCACCAGACCCGGATGCCACAACCCCTCCGGAACCCGGCGCCTGCCCGCCGCCCGATCACGCTCGATCAACAGACCCGACTCCGTGAGCGCCTCCCTGGCCAAGCCGGTGACATACCGGCCACCAGTGAACAGCGCAGCACCGGCAAGAACCGCCACCAACATCTGGCCAACCCCCAGCGACAGTGACCACTGGCTCTCACCGGATACCTGCTGCCACCAACTGGCATATCCGCCACGCAACGTCCACCACATGCCCAACGCCCCGACAATCACCGCGCCGACTGCCACGACCGCCAACACCGGCTCCGCCAAACGCTCCTCGGCCCGATCGAACAACGCGGCGATGACCGGCCGCGCACCCCACATCGCAAACTTGATTCCCCCACCAAGGGCGGTCAACGCCAGCAACAACAGGCCGGACCAAGAGATCAGTTCGGCAGCGCCGTCACCGCTGCGATACAGGTTGTGCAGCGCCGCGACCGCGCCAACAACCAGAACGCCCCCGCTAGCGAAAGCTGCAACACGTCGGCCGCGCTCATCCCCCGACACAAGCGACGTGTCAAGATCGCCAGACGGCAACCTCTGCGCCGCCGCAGCGGGGCGGACCAGATCACGGCAGTCGGTCACTGCTATCAGCTGTTTAGTTGATCTCTCATTCCCCGACACATCGCCTCCGTCAGCCACCGCAAAGCCCTCAGGGACGTGACACTACGCCTAGGCACCCAGACATGTCCACACGCACAGCAAATATCAACTACCGCGGCAGAGGCGCCGACCGCGAATGATGGCAGTAGTGGCTGACGATTGCTCAGGCAGAGGAGTCCGCGGGATCTGCTGCAGGCGCCCGGACTGCTGTGCACCACCTCGTCCGGGCTTGTGGCTACAAGTTCACGGGCACCAGGCGTTCATATCGTCGGCTATCCGGCAGCGCGTGCGCCACAACCTAACGCCGTATGCGATGTCGGATAAACCTGGGCAGCCGGGCCACCAGGAAACCCCGCCCGACATAACGATGAGGCCGGCTTCAGTACGGGATATGCCGCCCGGGCGGAGACGCGTTCCCGGCGCCATGTGGCGAGGTGCGACATTTCCAAGATTGCCGACATCTCGCCGAACGGCGGAAATACACCCCCGAAGAGCGGTGGCGGAGGGATTTGAACCCCCGGACGGTGTTAGCCGTCTCTCGCTTTCAAGATACCTCAAACTAGGTGTCCCGCAGTAAGGTTGCGTCGCTTGGGATGTCCTGACGTGCACTACCGCCTTCCGCCGTAGGCACTCGCCGAGTGCGATAGTGGCAGGAGTGTGGCAAGGTCCACCACCGCAATAGCCTGCTCTGCATCCGCCTGCCTCGGCGTGTCGTGACATGTCACTGGCACATGGCGTATGTCCACGAGACGCTCACTCCATGAACGAGAACAGTGCAGAGCCGGTTCGCCTGTACACGCTGGAAGAGGCAGCCGAACAGTTGCGGGTAAGTCGGGAGTGCTTGTACCGGATGCGTCGGCGCGGACAGCTGACCGTGGTGAAATTCGGCCGGCGGACATTAGTTGAGCCCGCAGAACTCGACCGCGTGATCGCAGCCGCCCGCACGAACCCAGCGGCATAGGCGGCATAGCACGTCTGCGATCAGCATTGAGATTCGCAAGCCGGGAAGCACCGAGTGCGTGCGGTACGCGATCAGGCATCAGCACGCTGAGGGATACACGCCAGATCAGCAGTTGATCGACTTGCGTAGAACGGCCGCGTAGGCGCCCTGCCTAGTAGATCCTCTGACCTACCATCAAGCGCATCGCCAGCCTGGTCGATCAAGGCCCCTATTCAGTCTTCGGGCCAGAGTCTCGCCGAAAGCAAATACAGCCCCCAACTGAATCCTGCACCGAACTGTTCACCGTTCCACTCGAACTGATACAGCTCGTGCGCCGGCAGTACCTTTTGGCCGGGAGAGGAGTTGTAGTTAAGCGTGGTCGGGCCGAACCGCTCTATGAACTCTTGCGCGGTCACGCTCCAGGACGGCAGATCCTCCGGAGAGTCAACCTCGGGCGGTCGGCCTCGCACACGCCGATAGCGTGCCGACTCGACCACTCCGTTTGAGTCGCGAGTAGCTTCAAAGTCGAACTCCGGCCACAAAACACTGGTGAATCCCAAAGACGCAGAGTCCGCATCGGCAGCTAGGCAGTCCCTCAGACCATTGAAGAAGGTCGATTCGTCGCCAAGAGCCTGCGCCACACGCTCAGCAATAGCTTCGCCATCATGCAACGTGAGTCCATGGTCAGCTAACTTGGCTTCAATTCTTGCTTCTCGATTGATCATCCCGAACTTCATTGTCACGAGGACGTAAATCTCGAATTCGATGACGGAGGTAACCGGGGCAACATTCATGGCGCTCTACCCTTCACTTGCCTAGGTACTGCAAAAATTGGACAAGATCGCCCTTGAATACGGTAACTGATCCGTCGGGGAGAACCTGCATCGCTACCTTCTGAGGCAGCAGCGTAGGCAACACCATCTTAGTGCCGTCAGGCAAACTCGCAATGCCCGCGGTGCCGCCGAAAGCTTCCTTCGAAGCTATGTTGGTTGCCTCAGCGGCTTGAGCCTGATTGAGTTTCAATGCGGTCAACTTTTCGGCCAGGGTGACCGTCTGCGAGGGCCCGCCCTTCGGCATCGCGGCAATCTCCTGGCCTATTTGGGTGGCGGTGGAGGTGAGCCCCGTCCCGGCTTCTCCGACCACGGGCACGGCAGCACTGGCACCGGGGAGTGCCCGCGCCTCGGTAGCTCCAATACTGCCGGTAAGGCCGCGTCCAATAGCTGGCCCTTCGCTGCCGAGGGCGCCTCCGACAGCTGTCGAACCGACATCGAACAGTTTCTCTCCGGCAAGCTGTGCTGGGTTATCGACAGCCTCGCTGATTTCACCGGGCAAGTTGGTGAACGGGTTGGTGAGCTGGTTGGTCAGTCCAATGCCAGCCATGAGCCAGGATTCGGCGACGCCGGGAGCTCCTGGACCACCCTGGCCCGTCAGGTTCTTAACACCATCGATCAGCCCATCGACACGTCCGTTGACACCATCTCCGACCTGTCTCAGGACGCCCTCACCCGGTGCAGGCTTGTATTCCTTTGGCGGCTGGGGGTGTTGGTCGAGAATGCCCATTGTGCCCTTCAAGCTGCCCGCACTGGGGTCAGGGTTCGGGGTCGGGATATCGCCGGGCCCGTTGACAGCGGTCGCAGTCCCCGACAGAGCATCGGTGGCATCCCCCAC